ATGCTACTTTCTGAGATTCTGCAAAAGTACGACAACGGGACACTGGCAAATGAATCGGACGCATCCTTGCTGAATGCCCAATCGGCCATCAACCTGTTGGTTTCTGGATTGACCAGCATCCAGAACGCCACCTTTCGGGTGACCGGGTTTAATAAGCCCGTCACGAAAAGCCGCCTTCTAAAAATCGCTGATTTCCTCACGAAAACACTCAATACCCGCTACGGGTGTAACGATTAATCACACCAATCCACATGCAATTTCTCGCTACGATTTGGCCGCGACTGCTGAAGGATTCAGCGTCAGCGGGTAAGGGAATGTCTGTTCAAAGCTTCTGCCTGACGCTTCAGGCCGACGAACTGTTGCTCCTGCAAGGGCTCCTGAATAACTGCATCATTGACTGGCTGATGGACATACGCGGGTCACGGTTGTCGCCGGTAGAAATGTACCACCTGGACGAAATAATCAGTTGGGAATCTGAGCCGGAAGACTACCGGGGGGCGGTTAATCTGGTGCTGACCAGCTTCCAGTTGTCGACGTTTCAGGAGTTGATTGCCGAACAGCAAATCAACTTCTATTGCCACCCGCAAAAAGGGTTTGAAGATTTGGAAAACGAAGAAGTCCGGGCGATGCTCTACCGCGTTAACGAAGCCGTCAAGGTCGGTTTTTGGGTGGTCGACTACCGGGATGTTTACGTCCTGTTTAGGCATATGGGTTAGGGTTAACATCGGGCCTTTGGCCGGTCGGTTGGCTGGCCAAAGCTTTTTCAAACGATTTAACCGCCCTATGGTATGTTCTATCTGACCAACGCAACGATCCGATCCGGCGAGTATAAGGGCCAACCGGTGGCCAGCATAATGGATAAACGATTCCTGATTCAGTACCGAAGCACTTGCCCGAATTTGAAGGGTCAGGAGCTATTGGACATCAATCAACGTATCCGTGAACTTCATCGCCTGACCCGCCCATGAGTACCCACCACATTGACTTAAAAGAACTGTTAGCCATTGATGGCGGCATTTCGTATATACTACATCGTTACCCGGACGCCCGGGAATCCGAAAATTCGAGCAAGCGGAAATTTAAGGTGCGACCAGAAAAAACGGCGTCGGCATCGATGAAACGAACCGACGACGGTATTTGGATCGTGACCGACTTTGGCGGGGACCAGAAAGGCCGGAATGCGGTGCAAATCGCCCAACTGGAAGACAACGCCGACTTTGTGACGGCCCTCCGGACGGTGGCCGCATTCTACAACTTTGCCGGGGTGTCGCGCCCGGATCACAAGCCCGGTTACAACAGTTGGACGGCCAAACCCGACGAAGCCGAAGGCAGTATGACGTTCGACTTCCGGGAGTTTGAATTGCATGACCTGAAGCACATCTTCAGCGTTAACGCCTGGAACGCCCTGGGAAGGGATGATGACGCCCGGACCAAAGCCGCGCTGCAACTCTGTAGCCATTATCACCTGAAATGCCTGAACTGGTACACGTATACCTCCAAGGGCATGACCCACCAATACACGTCAAACGAACAGTTCCCAATCTTTCTGTGGGATGAAGGCGACTGGAAGAAGCTTTACAAGCCGAAAGCCGAAAAACAATACCGGTTTCAGAGTTACGGCGTCCGACCGGAACATTTCATCCACGGCCTTCAGCAAGCCCAAAAGAAATACGCTGAATTACAGGCCAAAGAAGACAAAGACTACAACCCGGACGATCCGGACGCGGAAGAAAAACGGAAGGAGAAAAAACTACCGGAAATCATCCTGGTATCCGGCGGCTCCGATGCCCTGAATGTGGCCGCCCTGGGCTATCATGTGGTGTGGATGAACAGCGAAACCGCCCAACTGCGGCCGCAAGACTTTGTGGCCCTGGCCCGGATTGCCGATGCCGTATATAACCTACCCGACATCGATGCAACCGGTATTCGTCAGGCTCACGCGCTGGCGCTCGAATTCCTGTCGATCCGGACGATCTGGTTGCCGGAAGAACTGAAAAAGCACCTGGACGCCCGGGGCAATCCGTGCAAAGACGTCCGGGATTTTCTGAAGTATTTCCGGAAGTATGAGTTTGACGAACTCCGGAAAATTGCGGTTCCGTACCAGTTTTGGGACGAAGAAATTGTCCGGGATAAGGATGGGAACGTCAAATACGCGTTTGGAAAACCGGCGGTAAAGTACGTTTTTAACAACGTTCACGCCTATAACTTCCTGTATCGGAACGGCTACGCCCGGTTTCGGAGTCCGAAGGAAAAGGAGGGATTCAAGTTTGTGCGGGTGGAAAACAACGTAGTGGCCACCATCGAAACCAGTAACGTCAAAGACTTTATTCACGGTTTTCTGGAATCCCGGCGGCTTCCGATCGACCTGCGCAACACGATCTATCGGACGCCCCAATTGGGCGATACATCATTGGCCAACATTGGGATTTTCGACGGTGACTTTAAAACCTACGGCCCGGACTTTCAGTACCTGTTTTTCAAAAAAACGGCCTGGAAAATCACATCCGCCGGGATTGCCGAAGAAAAGGCCGGAACCATCGATAAGTACATATGGGATTCGAAGGTGATCCAGCACGACGCCAAATTGCTCCCGGATATGTTCCGGATCAGCAAAAACGAAGAAGGAACGTGGGACATTGACGTGATCGACAATTCCTGCCTGTTTTTCCGATTCCTGATTCAGACCTGCCGGATTCATTGGCGGAAAGAGTTGGAAGAACGATTAAACCTGTGTGAACTGCCGGAAAAGGCCCGGACGGAGTACGCCGAAAAATACGGTTTTTCGCCCGATGACCTGAGAGCCATGTTGAGCTACGACACGGCCGAACGACAGGAAGCTTACCGGCTGGAATCAAAATTCAGCATCGACGGCGGGTTGCTAATGCTGGAAGAAATTGCCGAACAGAAGCTTCATCTGATCAACCGAATCTTTGCCATCGGCTACGCCCTGCATCGGTATAAGAACCCGGCCAAACCCTGGGCGGTGTTTGCGATGGACAACAAGCTGTCGGAAGAAGGCGAAAGCCACGGCGGGGCCGGAAAAGGGCTGGTGGCCAAGGCGCTGTACAAGCTGGTGAACAAAGTACAGTTGGATGGACGGAACCCGAAGCTGACCGAAAACCCGCACGTCTTTGAAAACGTGGATGCCGACACGGATTTGATCCACGTCGAAGACGCCAATGAGTATCTGAACTTTGGTTTCTTTTTCGCGCCGTTGACGTCGGCCATGACCGTGAACCCCAAACAGAAGCGGTCGTTTGAAATCAGTTTTGAAGACAGCCCGAAGTTTTGGTTTGACACCAACTTTGGCGACCGCATGACGGACCCGAGTTCGCTCCGACGCAAGCTGTATACGGTTTTCGGCGACTATTACCACGAAAACAACGGTGATTACCGGGAAAGCCGGACGCCGACCGATGACTTTGGCAAATCGTTGTTTACGGATTTCAGCCCGGACGATTGGAACCTGTTTTACAACTTCATGGCCCAATGCCTTCGGTTTTATCTGTCGACGGACGAAAAGATCATGCCGCCGATGAATAACGTATCGAAACGGAATCTGATGTCGGAAATGGGCGACCACTTCCGGAATTGGGCGGATGTGTTCTTCAGCCCGGAATCGGGCCGGTTGGATAAGCTGGTGATCCGGGATGAAGCCTTCGAAGACTTCATTCGGGTGACCAAACTGAAAACCTACACGGCCCAACGCTTCAGCAAATCCCTCAAAGCCTGGGCAAGATTCAACGGCTATATCCTGAACCCGGACGAAATGAAGAACAGCCAGGGACGCATTATCCGGCGGCCGAACAATGAAGGCTCGAAGGAAATGATCTATGTCCGGACGCCCGGGAAAGCCATCAACGAAATCAACCTCTAAACCTTACCTGCCATGTTCAAAAACAAACTTATGACCTGGTTCGGGATCCTCGTAGTCGCTCTTTTTCTGCTGGCCAGCTTGGCAATTCCTGCCTTGCTCCGCTGGTGGAAAGCGGACGAACAGCCGGTAGAATAGTCAGGAATTCATAACTACTCGTTTTATGCACTACAGTCCGCCCCCGCATCGCTACAAAGCTGGCGATTTGATCCTGCACCCCATTTATGGAAAATGCATCATAGTGTATGTACTGGCCGGAACCTTCAATACCTACTGTCTGATCAGTCACGACGGGTTGCAGCTCAACACGACAGACTCGCATACGTACATGCGGAATACGGGCTTGGAGTATGATTACCGCGATTTCCGGCAAACTAAATTAGATTTTGTTGCGGGCGTTTTCGCTCCATACTTTAACCAATAACCGTCCCTTTAGTGAATACCTACACCGTGACTGCTTACATCGTTGAAAACAGCCGACGAAAACCGATTTCAACGATCACGGTTAAAGCCGCCAGCGCTTTTATTGCTGAGTATGCTTTTGCCGATAAACTGACAAAAGACAACATGCGGTTTGACTGCGTCGTGGCCACTCAAAAACTCGTTTGATCCTCTGTTTCCGGCAACCATTTATCAGGATTTTAATAAAACGTTTCAGGCTAGAAAAATAGTCCCGTAATTTTTCAATTGATGTTTAACCATAAAGAAGGAAGTGTTTTATGAAGAAGATTTTCAAAGTATTGTTGCTGGTGGCCGGGGTATGGCTGACGCTCCCGACGCTGTATTTATACGTCGCTTTTCCGATCATGGACGTGCTTGCCGACCAACTGGATGAACTGTCGTTGGTGGTGAATGTGGCTTTTATCGGCTTCTTTTCAACGCTCGTTGTGTGGGGCCTTTACCGCTTGTCCCTGTTGTTTACGAATCAACCCTATCAAAACGACGTCAAGCATGGATAAGATGGCCGAAACGCCGAAGGCGCTGATGGGCGCTACTCCGACTGTTGCGATGGGTGCAACCAAGAAAAAGAACCTGGTGGTGGCTTACCTGCTGGAAAACATGGCGCTGACGATGCTGACCGAAATCCGGCCGAACGGCCGGGCGGCTAAACTACTGGTCGACGCGGCCAGCGAAGCCCGGCGGCAATTGATGACGGCCCACACGCCGGACGAATTTGCCCCGATCCTGACGATGAAGAACGCGGCCGTGTTGATGGCCCGGAAACTGGCCGGGTGTGAGGATGTGGAAACGCTGAACACCTGTCTGCATTACATGGAGCAGTTGAACGAAGGCAAGGTGATGATTATGGAGGACGTTGCCGATCCGGAAGCTTACGGACTCAAACCCAATCGATAGCCTCATGGAAGCCACGGAAGACGTCAGGGAACGAACCGTTCCGTTGTATAGCTGGTGGAAAACGCCGGGGGACTATTACCGGGGCTTTGCCATCGTCAACAAGTTCGGAAGCAATGTCGGCGGCAAATACTGGACAACCCACCTGCTGTTGTTGGAATGGCAGGTGGAAACGCCCGTTACCCGATCCGTTGAAGACTTTTGGGATTTGGTCGACCGGGGGCAATTGATCGCCGTAGAGCCGGTTTGGCAACCAAGCCAGGGAATGTTTCCGGATGCTGGCTGATACCTATAATAAATACAAAACCACAACCGCTTTTGAAGGCCCGATTTCGGGCCTTTTTTGTTGCCTAGCCTTCCGGCTTTGGTTCCCTTCAACCCTCCGGCAAAAAACTTGCAGTTTTTTGTAACTTTGTAACCAAGCCCAATTTTACGGCTTATTAGTCTGGAAATCAGATGTTAAGAAGTTACAATTTTTTTGTATCAAAGTATACAAAGTTACAAAAAATAAAAAAATAGGCTTTTTGAGGGGAGCCGCCTTAAAGCGGTTTTCGGCGCTGATACAAAAAATTTTGGAATGGATACAGAATCAAAAATAATTTTGTAACATGCCAATCGACTGATAGACAGATAAATAAGGGTGCCGGTTACAACTGATACAAAGTTACAGGAATTTTCGCCCTCAGACCTGGGGCGTTTTGAGCCATCGACAGGCAGCAACGGCGACACGGCCCGGAACCGGCTATGACCAAAATACAATTCTTGCCGATGGCGGACGACAGTGGGGGATACGTCCAGGCAATTCGCCCAGCATGGTCTGACCTTCAGACCAGAATAGCAAAGGAACTCGAAACTAGATGCTGAAATTGTCAACAAATAACCGTCTGATTACTTGAGGGTTAAGACAAATTTTTGTATCTTAAAGGAATGAAAAACGCCCGGTGGGACGGGCGTTTTCGAGTGCTATTCTGTTGGGCAACAGATGGATAGTTGATGTGTAAAGATACATCAACTTTTTCCAATCTGTCAACTATGACGTTCGCCGTACCTGTTAAGCCGTACATCAAAGAGTTTTTTCAGAATTCGGACGTATTTGGGCCGGAACCGATCATGGTTCGGCGAAACTCGCGGCTGGGCGAAATCATGGCCGCCGTGTTCTCCCATTATCCGCTTCAGGATATTGATTTGGAGGAGCTTGCCCCCACGGATGTGCTGGACCCGGCCAAACTGCATTTTGCCTTGTCGTTCCCGATTCAACCTTGCCTTTTGACGGATTCCCGACTGAACCAGTTGGGCAAAGTGCTGGAAGTGATCTTTGAATTTTACGCCATCGCCTTCGTCAAGGGCCGCATGGATGTTTTCCCCTCGCTGAACGGAGCCGCCGAACGGTTTACCGAAAAACACCAGATTAACGTAGAGTCCTACACACCTGATGCGGTGCGGAAGCTGGTGGACCGGAGCCGGTCGAAGGTCGATCCGTTCTATACCAAGCTTTCGGTTCGGGAAAAAACAAACCTGTCCAAAGTTGGCTGAAACCTGTCCAGTTTCGGTAAAAAGCTGTCCAATTTCGGGCGTTTTTGTCCAACGATTTTTGCGCTAAAAATTTGCTGCATGACCGGCCGGATGGTGACCGGTTTTGGCATACAGCCCGACACCCGGGCAGGGTTTTTACGTCCAAGTGAATTCGGCCCGGGCGGTGTAGTTTTCCTTCATGGTTTTCGACTCTCTGAATTTGATTCCGGACGTGCTGATTCCGGTGCAACAGCCCAACGCCGGGGGGATTGCCCGGCTGCGGCTGGTTCCGGCCGATCACCTGACGCTGGTACGGCCCGAACGGTTTCCGCGCCCGGGCCTGCACGGGTATGCGGATTATACCCTGTCGGACCAGCACTTTGTTTTCCACCCGGGGGCGTCGCTGGTCGACGTCGATGTGATGCCGGACTATGCCAGTTTTACGGAAGAAAGCCAGGCAGAAGCCAACGGCGGTTTTTACGTGCCGACCATTCAGGTGGTGATTCCGAAGGTGCGGCCGGATGTGACGATCTGGCTACAGCGTTACCGGCTGGTGAAGTGGGTGGCATTGATCCGGGACCGGAACGGCCTGTGCCGGTGCGTCGGGACGCCCGAACAACCGCTTTCGATGGCCGTCAGCCAGGCAACCGGCAACGGCCAGAACGGACGGAGCCAAACAGCCCTGACGTTTTCAACATCGGTAGAACAACCAGCCTATTATGTAACCGGCATTGAAAACGAAGACCTGTTTGCCGCCATGCCTGATTTTGACGAATCCTTCAGCTTTGATTTCAACTCCTAATTTTTTAGACATGGCAATTGATACCAATGCGATTAAGGCGATGATCGACGCCGGAATTATCAGTGCACCGCCTGCGCGGGTGAACAATGTGGCAACGGTGCGGGCGTTTCTGAAAGCCTTTGTGGACCTGTTGGCCGCCCAGGACTATACGCCGTCGCACAACTGGAACGGAACCCAACTCCGCTTTACGCTCCCGAATGGGGTTAACGGTGCATACGTCGATCTGAGGGGGGCAACCGGCGCACAGGGGCCAAAGGGTGACCCGGGGACGTTGACAAACAGTGCAATTCCGGCCCGAACGACCCCCATCAATCAGCCTCTAGACAAAATTGTCGTGCAACGAGCTGATGGCGTACTGGAAAAGGTGACCCTCTATCAACTGGCCGGGGGCACGCCCCTGGTGACGGGCAATCTGGTGGCCAATGGCAACGGCGAATTCGGCGATACGAGCAACATGCTGCCCGACAACCCCGCCAAACTCAGCTTCGACCCCACCCAGATTTCCCTGGCCGGTGGCAAAGGAGCCTTCCGATGGACCGGTGCACAAGGTAGTTTGCTGACCGTCGATAAGATTGCCGTCAATCTATTGCGTCGCCTGCGGATTTCGGTCGTGGCCCGCACCGGCGATGCCAATGGCGCTAATTACGATGCCAATGCCCGAACTTATTTTGGACTGCAATGCCTGGATGCTGACGGCCTCTCCATCGCTCCGCACAATTTCGCCAAAGTTAGTGGGGCGGCCTTGACCACGCTGGCCACGGCGCTGAATCCGGGTGACACGACCCTAACGCTAACCAGTGCTGCGGGTTGGTACAATGGCTCGAATGCGGCTTCGCGGGGCTTTGCCTGGTATCCGTATGTGAATGCTCAGGGCCAGGTCTTTCCCGACTACGGGTATTCCCGCAACAACACCTTCGACAAAGGGCTCAGTGGCGGAGCCTGGGCCGCTGGCGGCATTGCAGGCAATGTGATCACCTTGTCGGTACCCTGGGCCGGACCAGCCCTGGCGGCTGGCACTAAAATCGCCAATGTGTTCTCCGGCGGAACGTTTATGTATTCGTCGGTTTTGAACAATGCCCATGTACCCAATACCTGGACTTCCTATGAAGCCTACGTGCAGGGCGTGAATCCGGGATCGACCGAAGATGGTAGCAACCTGATGTTCCGCCCCGGCACGGCTTTCATCAAGCCCCTGCTGCTGATCAATTACAACAATCCGGCCCTGACGACTACCTTTTATTTTATGATGCTGGACGTGCGGGAGTCGGGCTTCGACCTGGCCACGTTGCTGGCCGGAGCGAACACCTACTCGGGTAATAACACCTTTTCGGGGGCCAATTCATTTTCCGGCGAAACCTCAATCAAGCGCCTGATTGCGTCGGGCAGTGCGCCCAGCATTGCCGCCAATGCGGTCAACTCGACCGGAGCCGGAGCGGGGGCAACGGCCAGCATCGGGGCGGGTTCGACTGACCTGGCCGGTACACTGACGATTGTGACGGGGACAACCCCTGGTACGAATGTGATCTTTGCCACCCTCACGTTTGCCCAGGCGATGGCGGCCGCGCCGAAAGCGGTGATTCTAACAGCCCGAAACAACCAGACGGGCATGAGCATCGGGCGGTTTTTTGTGGGTACCAAATCCACTACAGGCTTTACGCTCAACGCTACCGACTCGGGGCCAGCCGCCAACACCACCTTTCAATTCGACTATATCGTAATTGCTTAACTATGGAAACATCGTTGTTAAAACAGTATGGGTTGCTGGTATCATCAACCGGGGCTATTGTGGGAATTGAATTACCGGTAACAGGAAGTTCGTTACTGGCCGAAGGCACGCAACGGCGCGTTCGGCTGAAACGAATGTCTTTTGATGAAGACCTGGAAATCACGGCGTTATTTGAAATGCGGGTGGTGGATCAGGACGGCAAGGATTTGTTTGACTTCTACAATCAGGATACCACTCTTCCCCCTATGGTGACCCGGGAACGCCTGTCGCGGGTACAGCCAATTGAGATTCCGCGAACGACCCGGGGTTCCTTCCGGGATGCGAAGACGGGGGAACTGGTTTCCTCCGACGCGTTGAACGCCATTCCGGAAGTACAATTTTTCCAGTCTATGGCACTGGTGCATCTGAAAGCCCAGGGATTGCCGTTGACGGGCAAGGAACCTTACCTGGTCGTGGTGTATTTAATGCTGGCCAACATCATCCGCGAAAAAGATGCCCGGAGCGAGTTCTGAAATGGAAAATCAGGTCGTCGTACGCTACCGGGAGGAAGATCCCGACAAGCCGGATCGGTGGATGGTGATGGAGCCGATCCGGTATCAAACCGCCATCGGAGAAGTAACCATTCCGAGGGGCTATGTTACCGATTTTGCCAGTGTCCCCGTGTGGTTATGGGGATTATTTCCGCCGATTGGGCGGCACAACCGGGCAAGTCTGTTGCACGACTTTTGGTATGACAACCGGTTGGGAGAAAATGACTTTGGAATGGAGAACGCCCGGTTGCTGGCCGACCGGGAATTCTGGTTCAGGCTCAACGAAGCCGAACCAAACCGCAAGTTTCGAAACCGGTTGATGTACCTGGCTTGCCGGTGGTTCGGACGGCAATGGTGGGTTGAATAGTGTCCTATTTGCTTCTTACAAGGTCCAGTATCGTTGCAGCATCTTATTAAACCTGCTCCGATGCTGGACCAACTTATTTCTACTGTTTGGGCGCTGCACCCTACGTTTCATGACCGAATGGCGGCAATTGCCGTTCGTCGGATTCAACAGGGATTACCCCCGTTTGAAGTCAGCCAGGACAAAAAAAAGCCGTATGTAGTCGGCTTCGAAGATGATGAAGACGGCGTTGAACCGGGCATTGAGATCGGGGCGGCTTCCTACGGCTACAGTCGTTTGGTGAAAGCAGAAACCGAATCGGGGAGTGTGGTGGTGTTGCCGATGATCGGGGCCATCACGCGCTACGGTGATTTGTGCAGTTGGGGAGCGGAAGACTACGCGCAATGGATCGTGGAAGCCAATCAGGATAAGGCTGTGTCGGCTATTGTGCTGGAAATGAACGGTCCGGGCGGTTCGGTGGACGGTATCGAAATGCTCGGGGAAGTTGTTCGTTCGTCCGAAAAACCCATCATTGCGTACGTGGCCGGGTGGGCCGCGTCGGCCCATTTCTGGATTGCCAGCCAGGCCCGGGGCATTATGCTCGAATCGAACACCACTACTTCCGTGGGTAGTATCGGGGTGTTGGCGGTTCACGTCGACGCGTCGAAATTCTACGAAAAAGAAGGCTTCAAAGTAACCATCATCCGATCCGACGGCAGCGATGACAAAGCCCGCTTCAACGATGTCGAACCGCTGACCGACGACCTGTTGGCCGAAATCAAAGCCGAGTTGCAGCCGATCAAAGAAACTTTCATTGCCAAAGTAAAAGCCGGACGACCCGGCGTTGATGCGTCAGTTTTCAGCGGCAAAATGTATCCGGGCGGGGAAGCGATAAACCTGAAGTTAGCCGACCGGATCGGCTACTTGGCCGATTCTATTGCCTGGGCGAACGAACTAGCGCAAAAAGTCGCCTAAATATTTCACTGTATTCACTTTCAATTACTTATAGCCATGAAAAAAGTCCAAATCAGTATCCGGGATTTGTTCCGTAGCAAAGCGTCGGAAGAAAAAAAGACGGAGCAAACCACCACGACCCAAACCGAAGAAGCGACCGAATCCACGTCGGCAGAATCCACGGCCGATGATGAATCCGACGCTGACGAATCGGAATCCGAATCCACGGCGGTCGACGAAACGGAAGAAACGACCACGGAGGGCGAAACGACATCCGCCGAAGCCATGGCCGACAAAGGCCAGGTGCAGGTAAAAGAAATGAGCCTGACGGCGTACAACCAACTCGTGGCCGGTGCCAAAGCCTGGAACGAAAACAAAGACCGTTTTGCGGCTCTATTGAAGTGGGAAGCCGCCATCAAAAGCGTCGGCGGGAAGGGTGCGGCTGTGGATCAGAACACGCAAAACGGCAAAACCAAGCCGGGTGTACTGGATCAGCCCTGGAACCGGGCCGCGATGAAAGCCGCCGGGAAAGCGGAATAATCGTCCTACGGTTTACGGCCCGGATCGGCAACCTTCAACGTCTCAAACAAAGCTTTTTTCCAATCAATCAACTCTCATTGTATGAGCGCACTTAATCTTACTGCGTTGGCCGCTTCGTTGGAAACCTACGCCCGCGACAACCAGGAACACATTTTTACCCGGGCGCTGATTCCGGGCCTGGAAGGCGTCGAAGGTTCGCCGATCGTGCCGATTGCCGAATACATGACTATGATGCAGGCCACGGACGAAGTGGTGCTGACCAACCTGGAAGTGGGCGACGTGTTGCAGCCGGGCGGCAAAGACACCTTCAACCCCACGGCCAACGCCGTCAACTTCAAACCGCGAATCGGCAAGGTTCGGCAAGCCAAAGTGGATTTGCAGTTCCTGCACACGAAAATTGTAGCCCTGTACAAGTCGTACATGGGTCAGGTTCGGGCCAAAAGGATTGATCCCGAGCAAATTCCGTTTGAAGAGTACATCACCGCCCGGCTATTGGCCCGGGTTCAGGAAAACATCCGGGTCAAAACCCTGTATAACGGGGTGTACAATGCCGCCGGATCGAGTCCGCTGGATGTGAATGACGGCTTAAAAACCCAACTCCTGGCCGCCATTGCCGGGGGGGATGTGCCGGCCGGAAACATCATCGACACGGCGGTGTTGTCGGCGACCAACGCGGTGGGTGAACTCGAAAAAATCATTGCTGGAATTCCCGACGCGGAGTTCTACGCCGGTGATCTGATTTGCGTATGCAGCCGGACGGTGAAGGATTTCTACGAGAAAGATTACCGGACCCGCTACGGTTCGTTGCCCTACAACCAAAGCCAGTTGAAACCCAACATTGTGGGAACCGACATTCCGTTCGTGGTGGAGCCTGGTTTGTCGGGCTTCAACCGGCCGATTTTCACGGTTCGGGGTAACCTGGTGTATCTGTATGACGACCTGAGCGGAGCGGACACGCTGGCGGTCGATTACAACAAACGGAACCGCGACATAGCCTGGATGATGGATTGCCAGGTGGGGGCCGGTATCGCGGTAGCCGAGCAAATCTGGACGAACGACAACGCGTAAGACTTCCTGCTGCTAACGCCGGGCCTGGGCGAACAGACCCGGCAATTCTTCAATCAATTCATTCAACTTCAACTTTTTCAACTCGTGAAACGAAGCGAAATTTTTAGTTTTCTGCTGGCGGCTCTGGCCTTTGGCATTGGGGTGGTGTTGCCCCACGAAGTTTTTTCCTCGCTGGCATCTGAACCGCTGGTGGTGGTCGGGATGGCAACCGTCAGTTTTGCCAACCTGAATGGAACCAGCTACCAGAAACCCAACCCGGGCGGGACACGAAAGCTGCTGATTGCCCTGTCGAAAGACATCGATGGGGTTTGGCCGAAGCAAGCCGATATTGTGGACGGGGAAATTGCAACCGGACCAACCATGAAGACGGGTAAGAAATGGGCGGAATACCAGTTTCCGGACGGAACGTTTGATATGGGCGACGACGGCGGGGGTGATCCGGGTTTTCAGTCGTTCAAGCATACGATTGAATTCATGATTGCCGGAATGGGGCCGCTGATTCAGAAAGAAATTCTGAAGCACCTGAACGCCGGGTCGGTGGTGATCGGTGAGTTGAATGACAATCAGTATTACGTGGCCGGAACGTCGGACAACCCGCTGTATATCAAGCCAACGGGCAAGATCGGAAAAAAAGGAAACGACAAACGGGGCTACACGCTGAAGGGGGACCAAGACGGTTTTATGTGGCCGCTGACGCCCCTAAAATCAACGGTTGCCACCGCACTGGTGCTCATACCGGAAGAAGGGGTTTAAAAGCAAGGGTTTGTAATCAATCACATGCTGACAAAATACGAATTGGTCAACGTTCCGGACGGGGGCGTTGACCATTTGATTTCCGGCCGCCGGGTTTCGATAACCCCGAATTTGACCGACGAAGAAGCCGACGAATTGATTGCGGTCGGACTGCCTTATTTTCAACCAAAAACACCTTCTCCCGATGGGACGCAAGAAACAAACCCCGACATCAACGCCAACGCCGGAACCGACACAAATGCCGGAGCCGACACCAACACCGGAGCCAAAGCCGGAGCCAACGACAACGCTGGAACCGACACCAACACCGGAACCGACGCCAACGCCGGAACCAGTCGCCGGGCAAAATCCTGAAACACCAATCCCGCCAACGCCGGAGCCGACGCCGGATGATCTGAAACAGCCGGGTGAGCACTTCGATAAAACGGCTAGGATTGCTGATGTTGTGGATGATGTATTCCGGGCCAGACGAGTCCGGCGTAACGCCAAGGCCGAGCTAGACGCGTTACGAGCGGAATCGAAGCGACGGCAGGAAAAAGCCGAAGCTGACGCCGAGCTATCAACCCGGGAGAATCCGAGAGCTTAATCAGTAACCGAAAAAGCCGGGCTTCACGACCCGGCTTTTTCATATTCAGCCAATCATGATCCTTCAGAAACCCGACCTGTTTCCCGATCTGGTTCACTACCTGAAAAACCAGGGCGTTGATCCGGAATGTCTTCAGAACGCCCTGGATTCGTATCTGTGGGATGCGGGTCAGCTTATTCAGGAAGAATACGACTACGACAACAACCCATTGGGCTACATTCAGGCAACCGAGTATAAAGAAGCCGTTTTGCAGTTTCGGGATGTTTTAACCCTTGAAATCGATGACTAACGACGAATTGAGCAGTCAGCGTAAAAAAGCCCGGGCCAATCTGGAATTGCTTCAGATGAAAAAGAGGGCGGGCCTGGTATCGCAAGCGGACATTGACGAAGCGAACCAGATATACCAGGCATTGATAAACTACCAGGCACCGCCGGATGTCGCGACGTCGGACGTGTCGACATCCGGCGGTTCGGCGGTTCCGGCCGCCATGCCGGTTTCGGAATTTACGGCGCTGTTGGAAACGCTGACGGGGGAGAAAGCCGAACTACACAAACAGATGTGTTTGCGCTCGAACCAGTTGGCCCAAATCCCGGATGCGGTCAACGCCAAAGCGCTGGTGGATGAGATTCAGGACTACAAAGCCCGTCGGAACGAAATAGGGGCCAAAATTGCCTTTCTAAAGGCCAACGGGCGGTTGCCTGATGTCGTGGCCGATCCAAGCCCGCAACAGGAGCAAACGGCGTTTATGGAAAGCCTGCCGGGGGATAAATACGAACTGGCCCGGCTGCTGAAGGATTCGATTTTGCCGAACCTGTCGAAAGCCCGGGCAAAGCTGGCCCTATCTGCCAACGAGGTCAAAAAGGTGCATTACGGCCAAAAGGTGGCCCGGCTGGAAGCGGAAGCCGCGTTGGTTCGCGCCAGGATGAACGCACTATAGTTCATTATTTACTTGGATTTTCAATGTATTTTAACTATTTTACTTTTATGAAAAACCAAAAGCTTTATTTAGGAGATGGAAAATACTGTAGAAGACTATATTGATGTAAACGAACGTGTTAAAGAGTTGAATTGTGAGAGGCCTACCACTTTTTGCTTTCTCCCTGAAAATTTCGAAAATGCAAGTTCTATAAATGAATTTGTATACAACGAGAATACTATAACATTTAGAAAACTTTTTAAAAAATTCAATATTAAAGAGGATAAGTTAGAAGACCTATCTTCACAGTTCCGACAAAGAAGATCAAATGATTTATATACCCCAATGATATTTATCGGGTATTCAATTTTGTCTCAAAATCCAGAGTTGATTTCTGAAGGTTTAAATGTACTATCAAATTATATAACAGATTTATTTAAAGGAACTATTGGCAAAAAAGAAGTCACGGTTGAATTCGTTATTGAAAGTAAGACAAAGGAAAATTTTAAGAAAGTTACATTTAAGGGTGATCCTGAAAGTTTAAAATATTTTGATAAAATACTCAAATCTTTTAAAGATGTATAGTCAATATCACGATTTAGGCGACCTTTTTGATAAATACAATGAAGTTGTTAATTCCGCTAATTTAATGGCCTTCTTTACAAGGGATATTAATCTTCAGAAAGGAAACATTGCTTCTCTTTTGGAGTTGATTGAGTACGTTGAGGAATTTAAGCAGGAAAGTATACAAATTGAGAATGAGGAAAAAGCGAATTTCTTATTATGCTTACAGCTTTATGCACGTGCAATAATGACAGAGTTGGAAATGCTTGTTTCCTTGAAGGAAGATAATATATCTGAGGCATGGGATTATTTGGTAAGCGCTCAAAATATTGTTTCATCAACTGTAAGAAACTATCCTTTTCCTACTGATGGTTTTTGTGATCATTTATCCGAATACTCTGCAAGATTTCATCAATATGAAAAATTGTTGTTTCCACAAATTTGGTTTTTGAGCCGAGGTTCAATCGTTAATGAGACCAAATGTTCTATTTGTGAACAATCTTACTCTATTTGTGATCATTTAAAAGGATATGCTTATATGGGTAAACTCTGTTGTGAAATAACAGAAAAAGTTGTGAAACTGGAAGAAATTTCCTTTGTAGAAAACCCAAAGGATAAAAGATGTAGGATGACTCATTTTTCTAGCCAAGGAAATAAATATGACGTTTTGACACTTAGAAAAGTTAGCTAAGTCTTGCTAATTAGAGGTTATTAAAAGAAAGCCCGGGTGGAATCCACCCGGGCTTTTCCATTTTTTGATGTTTAACCACATAACGAAGTGTTAGATGGCCGGGCAAATATCGGCTAAAACGTCCTGGAATCCTGGTCATCCGTCGTGTATGCTTGCCAAAAAGAATCAAATGGCAAAAAAATCGGCGTTGGCGAAGGTCAAGAATAAGCTTCAGCTTGACGAACACAAAATGGATAAGTTCCTGGCGTATTACCACAATGGAACCGTCTTGAGTGACGACGATATGTCCATGCTGGAAAAATACCGGAAAGCCTGGTCGTGGCTCAGTCGGGGCAAGCAATTCGACGTAGTGATTTCGATATTGATGAAGGAATACGGTGTTCAGGAACGGCAAGCCCGGTATATCATCACGGAAGCGACGTTTCTGCATGGCAATACGTCGCAACTCGACAAAGCCGGGAAAAAGGTAGCATCGGCCAACTTTCAGCGGTTGTTGGCGAACCTGGCCATGATTGACAGGCAGTATGAAACCGCGTCCCGCGCCTGGGAGAAGGCTGACCGGATGGAAGGGCTGTTAGACGAAGAAGCCGTTGGGCATGATCCCGAAAACTTCCTGAAGCCGGGAAAATTCGTCTTCATCAATAACGTGAACATCCTGAAACAGAACATTAAACAACAACTCGAAGACGATGAGTAAGGATGTAAAGCAAATCTACGCCAACGCCAAACAGTTGAAGTTTCTTCGGAGTCGGGCAAAGCGGAAAACCTTCATGGGTGGCCGGGGATCGGGTAAAACCACCACGCTGGGCTACACAGTGGGCATGATGTTCGAAAACTTGCCCCGCGCGAAAGTGGTGTTGACAGGCCTGACCTACGTGCAACTGGATTTAATCGTATTGCCAGAACTCAAGAACGCTCTTTCTCGCATGGGCTATGTCGAATACTCGAAAGTGACGCCTTGGGGTGTGTATGTGATCGGCCAGCAACCGCCGGATCAATGGATCAAACCCTATTCCAGTCCGGGGAAACGGGGGTGGCAATACTGCGTCAGTTTCATTAATGGCTTTGTGCTTCAGCTATGCAGCCAGGACCGGCCCGACTCGCAACGCGGGATCAATAACGACGGGATTTTGGCCGACGAATCGGCTACGTTGAATTTTGACTTCATCAAAACGATCCTGTTACCGGCCAAACGCGCCAACCGATACGCGCCGTTTTCGAAGCATTTCTTGCACCTGTGTTTCTTTGATTTCAGTTCCGTGCCCTGGACCACGGAAGGCGGCTGGATATTGCAGACGGAAGAACGTTGGAAGGCCGAACTGGAAGAACGCGCCCGGCTGTCGTACGAAGAAAAGTTGGAACGTCCCCCACAAAATCTTTTCCTGGAAAGTACCTGGGAAGACAATAAAGACGTGTTGCCGGAAGATTATTACCAGGTGCTGGAAGACTCTTTGGACCCGCTGACGCTGGATGTGGAAGTCTGGAACAAACGGATCACCAAGCGCCCGGACGGGTTTTATTTTGCTTTCGTTTCCTCCAAACACTGCTATTATCAGAGCTACGCCTATGAGTACGATGAGAAAACCCGGCTGCATTTGCACGTCTCGAACGACTACCGGGACGATAAGAAGCTGGAAGTATCGTTGGATTTTAACGCGGCAATTTGTTGGCTGGTGATTTGTCAGGAAGTGGGGAAAGAATTCCGGCAAATCAACAGCATCTTCAAAAAACCTACCATCGATAAGCAAACCAGTTTGGTAATCCAGTTGGCTGAAGCCTTTGACCTTTCCTATTCGCACCATAAGGTTAAAGAAGTCGACGTATGGGGTGATCCCTCCGGCCGGGCTAAATCCGCCGGGACCAGTGAAGCTAATAAACCTTTCCTGGAACAATTCTGTGACTACCTGGTGAAGCGGGGATGGCGGGTTAATAAACCCTATCAACGCTTCCAATATCCAGCACATAAGGATAAGTACATCCTAATCAACCACCTATTGGACGAGAGTAGCGACCGCACCCCACGGCTGCGCTTCAATCAGAACTCCAATAAACCGTTCCTGATTGCCCTCCAACAGACCCGAACCATTGACAACTTCAAGAAGGACAAGGGCAGCGAGACACCCAACAACAAGAACCGCGAGTATGCAACCGACGGGACCGACGCCTATGACTACATCGTATGGGGTAAGTACAAGCGGCTGTTGCCGTCCGGTTCGTCACCGGGCTACCGGAACACGCTGATCATTTTGAATTAGCCGACCGGTCCGGGTAAAAATGTTACAGAACCAGTCGTCGGGCCGACAATCGTGATTTTATATTCCTTTTTTTTCAGTGGCAATTGCCATTGGCGGTAAAGGGCGGGCTACCTGATCGTGTTTGATTGGGTAGCTTTTTCGTTTTGTGGCCGACCAATGGGTTGATGATCAATTTAGTAGGTGAAAAAGAGACTGCAAAATGGTTAAAAAAACACCTGTTTGATGGCTGAAAATGTGTCCTACAGTGGGCAAAATGGCGGCTGTAACCTTGCAAACGTCATTGAATAGTCCACCAGCATGGCCAACGGCAAACAAACCATTACCCTCAAAACGGTGCTGCATTCCATTCAGGAAGCCGGGACTGTCTTCAGCCTGAAATTCCGGAAGCTCGACGGGTCGATTTCCTTCAAACCGGAAGTGAAAAAGAACCCCACCGCCGTACGCCCTGAATCGACCGGCGGCACGAAGGATTTGGGGACGATCCGGCGGAACATGAAGGGAGCCGGGGCGCTGTTGCTGTTCGATTGTCGGGAGCGGAAAACGTTCGAAGCCAAAATTGAACTGCTGGTGGAATTCAACGGCATGACCATTTTTCACAACTATTGACATGACGGAAATTCGGAAGCTTTCCCGGAACGTGTACGTCCTGAAAACGCCCGGCGCGGGGGCGCTGGTTACGTTTGGCAACGCGGACACGGCCTATTCGCCCAACGCCAACAATACCCCCAACTCGGGCAGCCGGGGCGATCATGTGCAGTGGGGCGACAAAGACAAGCAATTGGCCACCATGCACCAACTGGCTTGTGAGTCGCCGAATAAATGGCGGCTCATAAAGACACGCCGGGATTTCGTCGTGGGCCGGGGCGTCTACACCCACATGGACGAAACCGCCGGGCCAGGTGCTCCGACGTATTATAAACCGGTGGTGTTTGATGCGTTCGAACGCTGGCGACGGCTGGCCGATTGGGACCGCGCCTGGATCAAAATAGGTTTTCAGTACGGCTTTTCGGGCAACGTCTTTGTGAAGCTGGTGTTCGGAACGGACGGGAAAATTGAACGGATCGATGCCATTGACGCCTTCAAAATCCGGCCGCGCAAGCTGGCCAAAGGGGAAAGCCGAACCACGGCCTATCTGGTGAATCCGAATCAGTTTGGCAGCAAGGCGTTTAAAAAAGACGATACTGAAACGGTTCCGGCCTTCGATCCGGCCCGCCCGGACAATTACCCGGTGTCGATTTTGCATCTGAAAGACGACATTCCGGGTCAGGATAATTTTGGGTTCCCGGAATGGTGGTCGACGGAAGAATGGTCGAAGGTGGCCAACAAGATTCCGAAGTTTCACGATGCGGGTTTAGACAACGGGTACAACATCAAATACCACATTTCGATCCCGGATGATTATTTTCTGGTGGACGGGTTGGACGAACAGGCCCAGGAACAGCGGAAAATTGATACCATCCGGCAGATGGGGGAAACGCTGTCGGGGTTTGAGAATACCGACAAAGCGTTGATAACGTTTCACAAAGTCGACATGGGCGGGAAAGAGCTGGCCGGGGTCCGGATTACGCCCCTGGACAATAAAATGTCCGATGACGCCTACACCAAGCTGTTTAACACGGCCAACGTAGCCCAGGCGTCGGGCCACGGTGTGCTTCCGGCGCTGGCCGGGATCGATACCGGTACCAAGTTGGGCGGCTCGGGCAAGGAACTGGAAGCGGCCGCCAACTACCAGCAAAACTTCCTGACCTACGTCGACCGGTTTATTCTGCTGACACCCCTGCGGATTGCCCAGGCGGTTAACGGCTGGCCGTGGGAAATGCAATTTGACGTACGCAACATCCAGCTTTACAACTACGACACCACACCCCAGGATTCGGGGGCGAATCCGGCTCAATCTGCTACCGAAACCGACGATCAACATGCTGATTAACGACATTGCCGCCTTGAAAAGCCAGATTGGTGGGGTTCAGAAAACAATGAACTGGCCAACCTGGGAACCTTACGTCCGGGGGGCGGAAATCCGCCATATCATTCCCGCCATCGGCGAAGAACTCTACGACGAGTTGACCGCTGTAGTGTCCCCATCGGCTGAACAAAAGAAGCTGTTGGACCGGCTGCGCCCAGCGGTGGCATTTGCCGCTTATCTGGATGCGGTTCCGTACCTGGTGACGGCCACCGGTGACGTCGGAATTGTGATGAATACGCCATCCAACACGGCCAACATTTCCAAATGGATGTACGTCACGCTGGTGAAAGATGCCCAGGCTAAAGCCGATTACTGGATTGAAACCGCCCTGCAATGGCTCGAACTTCATGCCGGGGCGTTCCCGACCTGGACGGCTTCCGCGTCCTACACGATTAACCAGGGCCGGATCATCGCTTCCGCTACCGAATGGAGCCGGGCGTTTCCGGCCGGACGCGGAAGCCGTCGATTGTTTCTGGCGGTTCGGAATTACCTGAACAATTCGGAGGTCGATTTCTTAAAACCGCTGTTGGGTCCGGCCCTGTATACCCATCTGTTAGAAAAGTTGTCGACGGCTCCGCTATCGCTGACGATGCCGGAAACCGAAGTGTTGCGCCTGAGCCGCCTGGCGGTAGCCCATCATGCCTTCGGGGAAGCCATTCCGTTCCTGAACATCAACGAAGACTTCCGGATTGTCTCGGAAACGGACGGGATTGTCAATGAAGACGCACTGGAAACCGGCCGGTTAAACGCCATCCTGCGCGATTGTCAGGACAAAGCTTCCGGGTACGCGGCCGATCTGGTCAAGTATCTGAACGCCAACGCGTCGGAGACGGTTTTGCACGACTACTTCATCTATGAACGTTATCAGCCGCCGGTGGCCGGTCAGCTATCGGGCGGATTTCCCAACGAACCTTCCAATCCCCACTTTGTCTTGTAATCACTTTTCACAAACGCTTCAACTTTCCAACCGATGGTTTCCAAATCCACCACAACGCAACCGGACGCAACGGTGAAACCGCTGCCGACCGCTGCTGACACCCTACAGGCCGAAAAAGACCAACTGGCACAGGACATGCTAAAAATTCAGGCAAGGCAAGCCGACCTGATGCAGAAAGAAGAACTGGCCCGAGAGCAGCGCCGGAATGTGTTATTTGTCGAACTCGACAAGGCCCGCGAAGCCGCGGCCAATTTCAGGCGAGAAGCCCGGGCCACGGCCGATCCGGACGAAAAACGCAACCTGTATGAGTGGGCCGGTGAAGCCGACCGGGAGGTACAGCAACTGGAAGTCGAATTGGGCATTGCTGCCAAAGCCGATGCCGACGAACCGGCGACGGTGTTGCCGTGGATGCAGCGCAACAAGAAGGTGATGGCGCTGCTTCAGGTGCTCGGGGTACTGGCGCTGATTCAGTTCTGCTACGGACAGTTCATGGCCTACAAAGACCAGATTGACGCCATCAACAAAACGTTGCCGTTCGATCAGCACTTGCAGCCCTACGACCTGACGAGCATTCAGAAATTCTTTTATGAACAGTTGGTTGTGTTTACGTCGCTGCCCATCGCCCTGGCGATCCTGTTTCTGGTGGTGCCCTTCGTCGGATTTTACGTCCTGCCATTTCTGAAGTCACGGAAGGATTTTTACAGTGAATTCTACGAAGATTTGACACCATGGCAACGCACCGTTATTTCCACGGCCTTACTGTTGGGCTTGTTATTCTTTCTGGCCATTTCACACACGGTCAAACCGTAAAACCGGCATCGGCCAAACCGCCGGTGGTGGCTCCGGATTTTGCGGACGAATGGGCACTCCGGCTGGCAATCCGGGACACGGCGGCTATGTATGTGGGTGTCAAGGAGCAGACCAACCGGAACGACCATCCGTTGATTACCAAGATCAACCGGGCATTCGGATTGCCAAAAAACGCCTATTACTGTGCGTCCGGTTTGGCCTACTGCTACAAGGTAAACTTCAAAACGAAGTTGCCCTTCAACGGAGCCGGATCGGTGGCGTCCTGGTTTGCCAACCGTCAGCGGTGGGTGTACCGACGCGGGGAACGCGGGAACCAGCGGACGGGCCGCAAACCGCAATTGATGGATGGGGTTAGCCTGTTTAGCTCGCACATTGAAGGGCTGGCGCAACTGCGGTGGGATGCCGACGCTGATTATATTGAAACCATCGGTTTCAACACAACCGCCGGAACCGGGCGTGGCGGTGTATATCGGGTTCGGCGACCCATGAAGGACGTGAAAGCCATCGTGAACCACATAACGCCATATTGGGAATTAATCCACCAGGCCAAGGGAACACCATGATCATTTTTCCGGATTGGGTTGAAACCGGGCTGACGTACCTGTACGATCGGATCATTCTGTTCGGTTCGGTGGCGATGTTGCTGGTTTGTTTTGTGTGCATGGTCCTTTTAAACTGGATACGTCCCGATGAAAACCGTAACGATTGAAAAGAACCGCTATTCCGTTCCTGAGCGTTGGGAAGAATGTACGGAAGAACAGATTCAGCAGTTACTTCCGTTTCAATTGATCGATCTGAAAGAGCAGGAACCGGAATATCGGGGGCTACTGAAATCGCTGGCGCTGGAAGTACTGTTGCCGGTGGTGAAAACAATCCGGAACGTCCTGGACCATGAACCGCTTTGGCGGTTGGGCCAATTGACGCGCTGGATTTGGGAACAGCGGATCAGTCACAAACCCTTTGTGTCGTTTGAGTTTGAAGGCGTCAATTATCTGCTTCCGGATGACAACTACAGCAATACGACCTCCATTGAAATTGCGATGGCAAACATTCACTACATGGCGTATTCGCGGCCCAAAGACCCGGACCCGAATGCCCTGTTGCAACTGGTGGCGACACTGTGCCGCCCGGCCCGCTCCGATCTGAAGCGCTGGCGGAAGTCGGCTGACTGGAACGGTGACGCCCGGGAAGAATACAACACCATTTTGGCCGACGAACGGGCTGACCGCATGAAGGGCTTAAGCCTGGGCGTGGTGATGGGCGTTCTTCAGTACTTCGAAGCCATGAACGCCCGGTTTATGGAGCTATACCCGGAAGTGTACGAAGCAGACCCGAACGCGCCGGATTTACCTCCCTTATACGCCAACGGGGAAGGGCTGGTGACTACCTTCATGGACATTGCCAAAACGGGCGTATTCGGCGATTTCGACAAGGTTTGCAAGCAAAACGGGCATACGGTTTGGCTGTTCATGCGGGACAACAATCTGAAGCTGGCACGGGCCAGACGGCTGGCGGAGACTGAGGCAAATGACTAAGGTAAATTTAAGTAAAAATAACTAATTTTTATTGAACAAATACTGCGTATTTTCTGTATGTATATTGATGGTTTTTTTATTCACATCTTATATAACTTACAATTATGGCAGCACCAATTTATACTATTGAAAAAAGATTAAATGAATTTATGGAACAGGGGATTACGTTCGGCCCCTTAGATTTTACGATTACAGGAGTAATCAAAGCACACAATTCATATCCTGGTGCTTCTATCGGAACCTGGAACGGAGGAGAAGCTTATAATGGTGTGACATGTTTTATGCCACAGTTTGCGATTAAATTTTGGGATGGAGAAGGTACTATTGGTTATAAAGAAGGTATAGTACACGTTTTTTTGGAACTCATCCCAAACCAGGACACCATCGGTCCGGAAGATTTACAAGCTACGTTTAACCAGCTACTCGAATCGCTTCCAAATGAAGGGGTTAATTATACACGGCACACCCCAAAAATGATAATTTCGGAGGAACAGGCTGAAAGAATAGTTAATGGGGAAGTTGATGACCTAGCTGGAGGAGCCATTGTTTTAGAACAAATGACATCTTTTTTTGAACAATGGTTAAGATATGGTTTCGAAGTACAAGTGATTGACGATCGGGGACAACGATTGGGGAATTTGTTATTAAAAAATAATAACCTGGTTTATTTGACAATTTTGGAAGCATATCAGCTATATATCTCAAAATAATATTTTAGAAAGCCCGGAGAATTCGAATTCCGGGCTTTTTTGTGTCCTGTTCATTGCAAATCTACTGGCTTACCTTCCGATCAAAAAGAAGAAGCCATGATGTTATCCGGTGATTTGCAAACCTTCATTCAGTACTTCCGGCAGTGGGCGACCGCTCACCCCGACGTTAAATTCTTCCTGTTCGGGTCGGTGGAAAAGGGAATGTCCTTTGCCCGGAGCCTGCCCGAATTCGACTATCCGTTTATCTGGCTGGAAGAACCGGTTATCGTGACGGTGGACAACGATGCGGCCCACGTTAATGACCGCTTCCGGGTCGGCATTTCGGCGCTGGCGCAAGCGCCCCTGGACGACAACGACGCCCAGATTGAAGCCTACGCCCGGGGACCAAGCATCATGACCGACCTGCAACTGAAGCTTCGGCAGGACCGGCGCAAAGCCATTATTCATTGTGAACTGAACGGCCAGCGGAAAGAACCGGTGTCGCAACTCTGGGCCGATGGCCACTTCGGTTTTCGGCTCGAATTTGAATTTGACATGAACATTAACGCCACCGTCTACCAACCATGATTTATTTCCCGCTGAAGCTGGCGTTGAATCCCATCGTGATCAACATCGAAGCCGCCGACCCCTTGCTACCCGACCGGGCCGGGCTGCAATACTTTCTGAAAATCATGATACCGGAATTCTTTCTTTCCAACAACTTCAAGGAACTGGTGACGCTCGAAGCCAGTGAGATTCCGCCCGAAGTGATGAGCCAGGGGACCATCTACCGGGGGGCGTATTTCGAACTGGAAGAACAGTTGGAAGGATTGTTGACCCGCACCGCCCCCGAGTTTGGGCAAACCGGGATTCGGGCGTGTGATGGGCTGGTGAGTCCGTTCTACCTGGAAGCCTGGATTGAAGACAATGGCGAATCCATATATATGAAGACGTTACCGGTCGATCATGTCATCAAAGCCGGGATCGACGAAATCAATTTTGCCGAGTATAAAGACCATTTCTTTACCAAATTTGTGGGGGAAGGCAAGCGGTTTTTGACCTGGGCAAGTAATGACAAACGGGTTCACGTCGACCAACCCGAGTTTCTGTACTGGCTGACGAACGGTTCGCCAATCCCGACGCAATTGAATTTGCGGTGTCGGGTGGAATTTGCCGATCAGACCAACGAGCTATTCACAGCGGCCAAGCTCGACACGGTTTCGGCCATGACAGTGTATTCGCTGGCGGTGGGGTATAAGGCCCTGGGATTGGAGGAAAAGGAAAATCAGGTGATTGGGTGGCGGGTCTGGCTGGAAGACCAGGCCGGAACCCGGCTGACGGAAATCCGGAGCTACTGGCTCGATCAGGATTACCGGCGGCAAGTGCGGTTTATTCTGTTCGCTAATAGCCTGGGCGGGTTCGATACGCTGTATCTGACGGGTAGGGGCGAAGAAAGCGTGAAGGTGGTCCGGTCGATTTCTGACCGTTACCCGGATTACAGTTATTTGCCTTCCTACGCCGAAACCGTCATCAATGCCACAACCGGGGAACGCCAATTGACGGTATCGACGGGCTGGCTGACGAAAGAAAGCCGGGAGTACCTTCAGGAATTACTATTAAGCAAGGAAGTCTACTATGTATCCGAGCGGGCCTTTTTGCCGCTGATTCCGGCGTTTGACGAATTCCGGCCGCTGGTCGATGATGAAGATTTGATTGGGCGGCAACTCTCATTCCGGTTTACCAACCCCAAACGCAACTTTTCGCGGCTCCCCATCCTGACGGGCGTGACGCCCAGGGGTACGGCCTGGCGCCCAAAGGCCACATCCTGTTTACTCGACGGCAACGGCAAGCGGACGGGAAAAATGGCGGCTGCGTTGCTGGAAAAATACTACCTGGATGACGGCAGCCGGGTAGCCGAAGCGCCCATCAAACCGAACATTCCGGGTACGGAAGGCTACATCCCGCCAATGATTTCGCCTTTGTGTGCCGTCACGCCATACCTGAATACGGAAATCAGCCGTCAGGGAACGTTCACAAAGCAGGGATGCCCATCGGGTCAGGTGGGTGGAACGGCCCTGATTGTGATTCCGGCCGAAACCTACGGCAGCGAGATCAGCCAGGCCGACGCCCAGGCGAAGGCGGAAGCCGCCTGGCAAGCCCTGAACACGCAGGCATACGCCAACAGCAACGGCGCTTGTGAGATTTCGCCCGAACTGTATATGGTTTCGGTTCCGGCCGGTCATTTCCACTACCGGACGTCCGATCAGATGAGCGTTTCGATTCAGTACGGATCACCCTCGGAAGCCAGCATGGGCAATGCGTGGTCGGTGCAGGGTGGGGGCGGCTCCTATGTATTTCCGCAATTCAGCAATGGGTTGAATTTTCCGGTTGCCGTGATGTACTATGATTTCTGGACACTCTGGATTTCGGGACCGAAAAACACCCAACGCCGGGTCAAGATTTACAACAATGGCGTGTTGAAGATCAATAAGGTGATTACCCTAAACGGAGAAGGTACCGAACTGGTAAACGTATTTTGGCTCAATAACACCACGCCGGTGTTTGTTCCGGCCAGCGGTGACAAACTGTATATTTCCCTCGAAAACCTATGACAGACTTTTTTGAATCCTTCGAAGAAGACGCGGCCGAGATTGCCCGGGAAGGCATCGAAGCGTTTCGGCGGGCCATTGAACGCTACGGGCTGACGCTGACGGAAGACCTGAAACGGGACTTTCAATATCACGTCATCCGTTCGGCCACACAATTGATTTTAGAATTTGATTTCCGGCAATACGGCCGGTTTAAGGATATGGCCATGCTGCGGTATGCGTCGCACATGCCGCCGGTGGAAGCGATGGAATTCTTTGTCGATAAAGTGGGGCTGGATCAGTTCGCCTACGTCGATGGCTACAAGGGAAAGCAGGTTCCCACGGTGAAGAACGCAACGGCCCGGATTGCCTGGGCCATTGCAATGGGCCGAAGGCGGGTTCCGAGCGTCGCCCGGGGCTACCGGGGAACCTGGTATAACAGTACTAAGGTGGAGATTATCAATTCGGCTAAAAATCGAATCCATAAGAGAATTTCAGAGTTTAGCATGGTATCATTAAAAAGCTCAATTAACTTTTGACAAAACGAAGTAAAAAGTAAATAATACTAGAGTTTATCCAGTGATAATGGAAAAAACATATGAGTAACAAAATAACACCCAACGGAGGGCTGTCGCCTGTAAGGTAATTAATAGGAAATATAACTCTTTCCTTGGTCGAAGAAATTCAATATGATAAATGCTTTTTAAAAAATTGGAAAATTTTCCAATTTTTTAAAAAGCATTTATCATATTTATAAAGAAAATCATCATCTAAAATATTAATAATTCCAAGTAATTAAATATGTATATATTAATTTTATTTCATAATTAACTCTAAATTCTTGCAGTATGAAAAATTTGATAACAAAATTCTCGTTCTTTATGATCTCATTTTTTTTGTTTGGTTGTCCTGATAAAAAAAATGATTTTACTGATAAGGTAGTTTTAATTGAAGGGACTAACCCGCCTGAGAAAATAAGTATTCAAGTTCCAAATGATTGTCAAAAATTTGGAGACGGAGTAAAGGTATCCATTGACGCCTTAGTGAAATATAGTGAAAAGGAGTTAGGTTCTCTGAAGGGCAATTTTGAAAAGGCAAAAATTATTAGTGAATATGCTCAAAGGATTCAGACAATTTGTATAGCTCAGTGCAATTTAGTTAGAACGTCTACCGTGATAAGTACAAAAAAATCAGATTACGATTTGTATTCAAAAATTGTGAGTGATTATACAGAATATCAAAAAATAAGAGACTTGATAACTAGCAATCCGACTGAAAGCCAAAAAAATAAAATAACCGATTCTATACTTGAAGTCTACGAGGATCTTTATGATTCAAAAAAAGATGAGTTAATAGAAAATGCCGAAGCAGTTACATTTACTATAAACGCGTCTGTTGGACAAAACATTACTTTATACATTGGCGATGAAATGATTGCAGGTACAGTACCTGATGCAAATGGGATCGCTACATTGACAATACCTCAGAAGTTTATGGTGCCGAAACCAAAAGAGGTAGTCAAAGTAAGAATCAAAATAACTTCTATTGGTTTTGCCGAAACAAACAAAACATTTTCACTTGGTGAAATCGTAAAGTCTTCTGTTGATAAAACGCCTTTACAAATATGAGCTTATGTGGAGGATGGAGCCTAAGAAGATTCACTCATGGTCAGATATTATACCAATATTTTTTATCTTTCCTTTAACTATAGCGATCCCTCCTAGAAACGGTTTTGAACAAAGAACTGTTTATGTTAAAGGAACAATGCAAGAAATCATAATTTCTGTTCCAAAAAGATGTGACCGATTTAGTGAAGAAGTTAGTGAAATTTTTACTTCTATTCAAAAATTGAGCCATAAGAATATAGAGGTAGCTACTCAAAACTACGAAAAATTAAAAATTTTGAATGAAAATGCAGATAGGTTAAAAGCTATTTGTGTTGCACAATGTCATTTTATTCGGACCTCTATTGTTATAGACCCAAATGAGTCAGATTATAGCTTCTATTCGAATCTTTTGAAAAACTATATCGATTATCAAAAATTTAAGGACTTCTTAAATGGAGAATTTGTTGATCAGGAAAAAATAACTAATAATATGCTGGCAATGTACAGGAATGTATATGAAACCAAGAAGCCAGAATTAGAATGTTTGGTCAAAGATTTTATATTTGCTATTAATTCTCCAATTAATGGTCAAGTAGAATTGTATATAAATGGAGAATTCGTAGCTAGTGCTCCCTCAAATCGAAATGGAAAAGCAATATTGACTATCCCTAAAGAATCTATGATTACTCATCCTGATTCAACTTCAAAAGTTGACATAGTGATCATAATGTCAAATAATAGAAAGAAATATAAATCTATATTAGGCACAATAGTCAAAGAGGCTGATGAAAAAGGAGTGGTTGATACAGTACAAAGAAAACAATTTAGGAATCCGCTTAAGCCATTTGATCCTTAGTTTTATTTGTTTTTTTATTATATTTTTTATAAAAACTAATATTTTAGAATAAGCTATCTATTTTAGCAAATACTTATGTTTTGATATTTAAAACCCGTCCTGTTCCGGCAAAAAGCTTTGGTCCAACTTGGGTCAAAGCTTTTTTCATTTTGCCATGAACAACACGGAAGTCAGTAAGCTGAAGGTGGAAATTGACGGCGACGAAGCGCAGGAAACGTTGCTTTCACTTCAGACCGAAGCCAAAGAGATCAATAAGGAGTTGCGCCGGATGAAGGAAGCCGGAGAAGAAGGCTCCGACGCCTGGAAGGAAATGAAGGTCCGGCAAAAGGAGGTCAACGAAGAAATCCGGGAAATGACCCGGAATCTGGACCTGAATGATGCCACGATGACCGAGCTACGCGCCAACGCCCGGCTGTTGAACCGGGAATTGGACGGCCTGAAAGTTGGCTCCGAAGAATGGATTGCCAAAATGAAGGAAATCGCCGAAGTCGAAAACCGGATTTCGGACGTGAGGGCCGAAATGAAGCGGCTGAAGGGCGAAGGCGAAGAACAAACCGGCCTGTGGGACAACTTCAAAGCGGGTTTTGCCGGGGCGTTCACCTTTGAAGCGGTGAAGGAAGCCGCTCAGGCGGTTTGGGATTTCGGCAAAGAAGTGTTGGACACCGGGGCCAAATTTGAGAAGTATCAAAATATTCTCAATACCACCCTGGGCGATACCGAGAAAGGAGCGGAAGCGTTCGAAATGCTTCAGAGCGTAGCGGCCAAAACCAACTTTACGTTGGACGAAATGACCGACAGCTACATCAAAATGGCGAATCGGGGATTGCGGCCGGGTCAGGATGAGTTGATGAAGCTGGCCGAGGTGGCCAACACAACCGGAAAACCGCTCGGTGATCTGGTGGAAGCCATCAACGACGTCAGCAATACCGATCGGTGGAACGAATTTGGCATCAAGGCCCAAACCAACGGGGATAAAGTCAGCCTGACGTTTAAGGGCGTCACCCAGGAGGTGGACAAGTCGGAAGCCGGGGTGTTAAAGGCCATTACCGCGTTCGGCGAAATGAACGGCGTGATGGGCATGACGGCCACAATTGCCGGGGGCGCTGAAGGCCAGCTTTCGAACATTGATGACAAGTTAGATAGCCTTTATGCCGGGATTTTCAACAAAGGCAAAGAAGGCTTCAACGGATTGATTTCGTGGTTTTCGACCCTGATTTCTGTGTTAGTCGATGCCGTTAAATACTCCGATCCGGTGTTGCAGGTGTTTGACTCGGTGAATACCATTTTTGCCAGCACCTTCCGAAGTATCGGCCAGTTAGTCGGTGGTTTCCTGGGCTTAAACAGCGAATCGTTTACCACGCAAAAAGTCATGGAAGGGCTAGGCGTGGTTTTCAATGTGATCCTGACGCCCATCCGCCTGGCGCTGACTACTGTTCAATTGTTTGCCGATGGCTTGAACGCCCTTCAGAATAAAGGCAAGGAAGTGATGAACTTCTTCGGGGCTACCTTCAAGATTGATCCCAAAGCGAATTTTGATACACTGGCGAAAAATGCAGCCGCCAACTTCAAATCCATTGAAGATTCGTGGACCAAAACCGAGAAAAGCCGGGAGACTCAAACCAAAGGAACAAATAAAAGTATTGAAGACGATTCAAAGAAATCCGGCCAAACGATCAGTGCTGAAGCCAAAAAAGAAGCCGAAAAACGGGCCAAAGACCAGGAGAAAGCCGAAACCGACAGTCTGAAGAAAATTCAGGATATGAAGGTGAAGGCCATCACCGACGAGCGTGAACGCAGAATTGCCGAAATCAACCTTCAGTATCAGCGGGAAGAAGAAGCGGTTAAAAAATCGGTGGCCAGCCAGAAGACAAAAAACGAGCAACTGCAATTGCTGGCTCAGGAGCGGGAAAACAAGATTGATAAAGTCGAAGACGAATTCCGGAAGAAAAAGGAGAAGGAGGAAGCCGACGCTCAGAACCGGATTGACCAACTCAAGATCAAGTTGATTCAGGACGATTCGCAACGCAAGATTGCCGAACTGAACGCCCAGGCGCAACGCGATATTCAGACCATCAATACCACGATCAAGAACGAAACGCAGAAGGCCGAAGCCATCCGGTTGATCAATGAAAAGCTAACCCGGGATGTGGAAGCCGTCAATGACAAACATCGGCAGGATGAAGAGAAGAAAAACCAGCAAAAGCGGGATCAGGAACTGAAAGCTGAAAAGCAACTATTTGACAATCAGTTTAAAGAAGCCACTTTCAATGCTGATTTGAATTTGGCGCTGGCTAAAGACAATGCAGACAAAATCTATCAGGCCAAACTTGCCAAACTACAGGCGGAATATGCCTACAATAAACAGAAGCTTCAATTGGAAGCCGACGAAGAAAAGGCCAAAAACCAAACGCTGATCCAGGATGCCGACAAACGGGCGGCTGCGGAACAGGCCATTGACGGCCGTCTGAAGGCGCAATTGTCGGCCGCCGATGCCAAATTCCAAAACGACAAAACGGCACTCGATCAGGAACATACGGCTAAACGCAAGGCCAATGCCGATCAGTTTTTCAGCGCCCTGAATGGGTTGATGACCGGCGACTACAATGCGTTTATGAATTTCCTGAACCAGAAGTTGGCTAGTGATGCAGCCGCCAACAACCAACGTTTGCAGGATTTTGCCCGCTCGGGTCAGGAGACGTTAGGCATTGCTGGCCAGGTGGTGGGGGCGTTGAACACACTCAACGAGCAATACACGAAACGGCAGATTGACCGGATTCATCAGGAACGCGACGAAGCCATTGCCCAGAAGCAGAAGCAAATCGCGGAAATTGAAGCCTTCGAAAAAGAATATGAGAAAAAGAAGCTTCAGTTGACCAAAGAAATGAATGCTGCGGCCACGGCCGACGAGAAAAAGGCTACCCAACTGAAGCTTCAGAACCTGGAAAATGAATACAATTCGCGGTTGGATGCCAAAGAACAGTTGGAAGGAGGTATTGATGACATCCGGAGTGAAGCCGACGAAAAGGAGAAAGCCGCCAAAGTGAAGGCGTTCAACCGGGAGAAGACGTTAAACATTGCGGCCGCGCTGATCAATGCTGCCCAGGCGGCCCTGAAGTCGCTGGCCACGATGGGGTTCCCGCTCGGGCTGATTGGAGTGGCCACATCGGCGGTGTTGGCCGGGGTGCAAATCGGAATCATCAAAAACCAGAAACCACCTTCATACCGCGCTGGGGGATATGTCCGCAACGCCGGTGTTCCGGCTGGGCCTTTGCATGGCCGACGCTACGGCGAATCCGGAATTTCCTTGACGCGCCGGGATACGGGTCAGGAAGTGGGCGAAATGGAAGGCGATGAGCCTATTATGATTTTGAGCCGCAACACCTACAAAAACAATCGGCCCGTGATTGATAAACTGCTTCATAGCTCCCTGCATCGGAACGGCGCTCCGATCTACGGCAACGGCGGGATCAACGACGGGGGCAGCTACCGGGATTATCTGGAACCCTTGGGCTACGGAAACTCGTACCTGTTTGGGTCGAAGAAAGCCAAAAAAGCCGCCAAAGAAGCGGAAGCCGAAGCCAAACAAATGGCTGCCGAGCAGGAAGCGGAAATGGCTAAAATGCAGGCCGAAATGGACGCAATGGCTACCGATGGGGGTGGGGGCTACGATTCGGGCGGTTTGCCCTCGGACGGGGTGCATGTGGCTGGGGCCGATGGCGACGCGACAGGCACCATCTCGACCACCAATTCCCAGATTGAAGCCAGCCAGGAAATGATGGCGGCTATTGCCGACAATACGGAAATGACCGTGAAAGCCCTGACTGAGATGCAAACGTTTATAGCAGACATGCTGCTGCCCACGCTGAAGGCTCAGGGAGTAGAGTTGTCGACCAGCGTAAACGGCAAGGTGGATGAACTGATTACGGTGGAACGTACGGCAAACAGTTATCTGGACCGCATAGCGGCCAAAGAACTGTCGGTGCAAACGTTCGTCAATGTCATGAACCAAATCAGCGTTGTGGCCGGGGATTCCGATCTGAAATAATTGCTTCCACGTGAGCGCCCTGGCTGTTTCAACCTGCGCGCTCACACTTCTTTTTTATCACGATGGTCGATATACGAATTGATGGGTACAGCGTCGACATGACGCCGGGAACGCGGCTGACGCTCGAACGGTTTAACCCGATGCTGAATTTTACGTCGGTGCAGGGTTCGCGGGTATACGGTTTTTCGTTGCCCGACACACCCTTGAACCGGCGGGTTTTGGGGTTTGTCAATCAAGCCCAGGTACCCTATAAAAACCGGCGGTTTTACTGCGAAAAATACGTCAATACGCAACTGGTGGAACGGGGTTATGTGAAAGTGCAGGATGTTCCGGCCGGAAGCTACAACCTGTATTTTACGCAAAACCTGGGCGAAATCTTTGGCGATCTGCAAAACGTGCTGTTGCCGGATATTGATTTCGGGACGGTTCCGGCTCCGGTGGCTCCGACGCTGGCGGCCAATCATCTGACGGATGCTGTGGCGTTTCCGATGATCGAAAATCCGGGGTTCTACGGCAACAACGCGGGCGTCGTGGGTTTCAACAACGCCATGAACCGCGTCAGCGCCGGAGAGATGGACACGAAAGCCCGGGTGCCAATGGTGTTTTTATCCTGGTTGTTTGAGCAGTTTGGACAGAAGGTAGGGTGGCAGTTTGGCGGTACTTTCCTGGAAGACCCGGACGTGTTGCGGCTGTTGCTGTTCAACCTGTACAGCCTGGACGATCAGCCGACGATCCAGTACCGAAACCACCTACCGGAACTGACGTTTCCGGGACTATTGATTGCGCTCCGGCAACTGTTCAACCTGTATCTAGATTTCGACGTCCGGCGTCGGGTGTGTACGCTCGACTACACAGACGACATTCTGAAGGCTCCCACGGTGCTGGATTGGACGGCCAAAGCGGAGCCGACCCACACAAAGCTTCCGGAACTGCAAAACCGGTTGGAACTGTCCTACGACATCGACGGCAACGATGCGCTGATGAAACCGATCCCGGCGGATTTCGACAAATACACCACTGCCGAAACTCCGGCGACTGCCGGGGGGAGCCTGGTCCCGATCCGAAGCCGGTTCGGCACGTTGCAGACAAACAGCGCTACGGGCCTGGCGATGACGTCACAGCCAGGAATAAGCCTGTATAACAAAGATTCAGCGGCTCGGGGCTTGCCCAGGCTGTTATTCTGGAATGGCGTGATTGACGGCAAACCGATTGCTACCCACGCCATCGGCGACCGCCGGTTGGTGTGGAACGGCGCGGGGAACCTGGTGGACCGGCATTGGCGCATGTTCGAGCGCTTCAAAGCCAATACCTTTTTGATCCGGAAAATCCTGTACCTGACTCCGGCGGATTTGGCCACGTTCCGTTTTCGGAACAAAGTCCACATCCGGGGCGTGAATTACCTGATTGGCAGCATGAAGGCGGTGTTGGGAGCCGATGAAAATATTATTCCGGCGGAAGTGGAATTGTGGAAGGTTTAGTTAAATTGTAGAATAGATTTAAATTATATACCCTTATCACAATGGCTAACTTTATACGAGTTCACGAGCTTACTACTAAAATTGAGAACGTCCTTAATGTTGCAAAAATCGTTCGATTGAAGCCGACGGAAGATAGTTTCGGTAATCCTAAATGTCTAATTATATTCCAAGATGACGGTCTGACCGTTGATGAAACCTTTGAGGATGTAATTAAGAAAATCGAAGACGCTGCAAGCATTGACATTCTTTAAAAAGGAATATTTTGAATACCATAAAATCGCAGTTCAAAAAATTAAAGAATAATTGATGACGAAACCTGTCCGATCTGGACAGGTTTCGTTGTTTCGGGTATAAATTGCCTATACAAAATTTTAGGATTGGCAAATCTATACGTATTCATTTTTGAACGCCTAATTTATAAACAACACTGATTGTGTGAATAAAATAGCAAAATCCATTTTTGTGTCCTGCAAATACATAAGCTCTTCATAAATAAATGAATGCGGTGTAGGGAATAGATGATAATATTACCCAGGCAGAAGTGGAATTGTAGAAGGTGTGAAAATATTCTTTAGTCTAAATCTATGGTTTTCTTAATAATTTGGTGAATTACATTTGAATTGCATATTCTTGAGAAAAAACTTATGACAGTCTTTTTATATCCTACGCTGAAATATTCAGATATTTTTCCAATGGACGAAAGTGTTTCTGTGGAAGATTTACTAGGAGCTTATGATTTTGATATACTATTAAATATTGCTCTATCTATCGATAGTATCAACATATCTGGTTATCATGGGGAAAATGGAGCTGTATTTAACTTAAGCGAAACACTAGATAGATTTCATGTTGAATACGGTGAAGAAAGGAGTAAGATTAGGTCTTCTATCCTTTCTATTGGCAAGGCAATAGTTAACAGGGTAAGTACATTGAGATTAATTGATATAATCCTGAGAATCGGTCATCAAACTAATTATAATGATAAAAAGGTAGGCTTGAATATGCTGAAGGCTTATTTGTTGATTAATCAGAAAATACATGATAAGTATTATGAATCAAGGAGCCGAGCTATAGAACTAGGTTACGATGTGCCTGTATTTCAAGATATATTTTTATTGATCCATTCCGTAAGGTTTGAACATCATACAAATTTTGACATATATTTCCCAAACTTGGTTAAATCGAAATTGTATTTAAAATTTTGTAAAGGATATCCAGCTCTGAATAGTCACCTCGATGATTTTCTCAGAAGAAAAAAATGTAGAGACATAGATGACTTTTTTAGAAAATATTTTCCTTTGATCGAATTTATGATTTCTAAATTTGATGAAAGATACCAGATGATAGAAGTGCCATCGGAGCACAATGAATATGAAGAATTATGTCATTATTTAGATGAAATGTCAATTGAGAAAAGTATTGACTTTGACTCCTGCGATTTTGCATATATTAGAAGTAAGCCAATGTATAAAATTCGAAATGGCCGTTATGTGGTGATAAATGAGATTTTTTTAATTGAGAAAATTTACAAGAGCTTATATTTTGATTTTAAAGAAATAAATAGTACTCAATTAAGCCCTATAAAAAACTTCAGACAAGAGTTTACTACACAATTTTCTGAAAAATATTTGCTATATACTGTGTTAGATAAAGTTTATAGAGAGAATAAAGGTTCAAATTTTATCACCTTTTCAGGTGAAGAATTAAAAATAAAACTAGTTAATGCAGAGCCTGATTATTACATAAGAAAATCTAATAAAATATTATTGATTGAGAATAAAGATAATATGATAAATGGCGTTGAGTTAGATAATAGTGATTTCGAAAAGATTATTTCAGTGTTCAAGGATAGAATTAATAAGGCTTCCCGTCAAATAATCGTAAATATAGATCGATGTTTGGGTCAAAAAATAGAAGATAAAGAAATTGTTAATCAAGAAATTTATCCTGTAATGATTGTTCATGATAATATTTTTATGACCCCTGCTTTAAATCTATTAGCCAGGAGTTGGTTTAAAGGTCTCTTGGGAACTCAAGATAAATATTCAAGAATTAAACCTTTAACAATTATCTCAATAGATTTTTTCATAAATTATAGTTGGTTTATTAGAAGTAATAAAATTAATTTATTTAATTATATTGATAAATATCACAAGTTCATTGATAATAAAGTTTCTGAAAATAATAGCCAAAAAAGCCATTATTCATTTTTTCATTATATCAAAAAAAGCTCAGGTACTGATGAGATGAAAAGATTATATAAAGATAGGTCTTTAATTGTTGGGAGATCATCTTTGTTTTAGGATAGAATAAAAGCTAAGTCTTTGTAACAGGCTTTTAATTAGGGGAATGATTTTGTTTGTCGTCATTAATTGGATCACACAGATGAAACTGATTGTGAACCAAACAAATCGAAATACTCCTTCATAGCAGTATAAAGACAACGTCAGGGTCCGATGTAAATATTATTTCGGCGGAAGTGCAATTGTGAAAGGTTTAATACTAAAGATATTTTCTTTAAATTGTATTTAATTTTTCTTTTATGCAATTTAATATTATGCGAATATTTGAGTATTATTTATTGAAACCGGAATCTTATAAAGTTAAAACATATTGCTAAAAACTGATTCATCATAATCAATATTCCACCTACTTTTGGCTTCAGCAAGCATTTTGTCAATTGTACCATTTCTCTTTGCTACCTTAAATAAATATTTATCTTTGGAGGATTCATCTATTATTGAGTGAAACTCAACGAATTCTGAATCATCTAATTCTACTTCCATTGTTAGTAGATCTCCTTCAGATGGACCAGAAATTGCAAGTGTTGTAGCTCCGCGATAATTCCATTTTTGTCTTGCCTCCTTATACATTTCAATTAATACGCCTTTTTCTATTGCCTTTTCATGTAAATATTTTTCTTTATCTTCATCAGACTTTAAAATTGTAAAATGAAAGTATTCGTCTTCCAATAGTTCGACAATTGAGGTTATTTTTTCATTTGTTAGGCTATTAGTAAATGAAATAGGCATTCTAGCAGAACTTACTAATGGTTTAGGATATATATTTCTAGTTACATTATCATATTTGAAAAACTCAAATTCTAGATGGAATGGAAGGAAAGAACTTGCAATAATTTTTAAATCATCTGAAATGCCAGTTTTATTCGGCCTAGGTGGAATTATTGATCTGTCAATAGTATATTTTTTAAAATGTGGAATAATATTTTCAGAGTATAGAATACTGAACCACATATTTATAACATTAACCATTAGATCAATTAAATATAGGTTTTCGTTGTTATTTGATAGAATACTGATATTTTTTTCTAAAACTCTATATTCTCCATCATTATCTTCATATTCAATGACTCTAATCATCTCCTTTATAGAGCTTGCAGAGGTTACAACCGGATTATTTCTGTCTATTTCATAATGCTTACTTGCGTCTACAATATTGCCCAGTATCTGGTAATCTGAGCATTTTTTTATCAAGCGTGGTTTTACATCTTTTTTAAAGTGCTCTTTTTTATATTTAGCGTAGTGTTCCCCAAAATGATACAATAATGTTGCAGCATGTAAACCAGTATTAATGTCTTCACCAGTCCCAAATACTTTAGTTTGCTGCACTTTAGCATAATTCTGGAAAGAATTAACTACTCCAAGGAAAAAATGGCTCATTAAATCTTGATACATATGAAATGAAAGATTGATTTACAGCTTAATTATATGGAACACTATGATTAAGTGTTGTTTTAAGCTACATCCTGATTTTCATCCTGCTTCCTGAACAGCTTATCAAATACATTGATTTTCTCCTTCTTCCGTTTCTCGCTTATGTGGACATATTTCATAGTTGTTTCCAACTTTGAATGACCCATATAATCCTTCAGGGTAACCACATCGCCCCCTAGTTCGATGAAAACCGTTCCGAAGGTGTGCCGGGCCGTGTGGGTTGTCATTTTGAAATCAATGCCAACGTGTTTTCCGATTGTGTCTAACAGCCGGTTGGTGTGTTGTTCGCTGAACGTATCAAATAACCGTCCCAGCGATGTGGTCACCAGCTTTCGAGCTGCCGGGTGGATCGGAACACGGACTACTTTATGATAACGATTGCGGTTTTTAACCGGAATAATAATGAGCCAGTCGCCCTTAATATTTTCATGATTGACGGTCTTAGCGTCGCTAATCCGAAGCCCTGTAAAACAGCTAAATAAAAAGTGTCGTAAAACCTTCCGCCAGGCGTCGGCCGTATTGCTGGCTTCAAATAGGGTCAATAAGCTCATGAGTTGTTCCTCTGTCAACGCATTGGGGAATGTCTCTGGTTTGAGAACTTTGACGGATTTGAACGGGTCATCGAATACGTTTTTATCTTCCAGGGCGATTCGAACGTAAGTCCGGATGTCCTTCATGCCCTTTTCAACCGTCGATGGTGCATTGCCCAGGGCGGATCGTAAATACGCCCGGAAGTTTTCGAGCAGCTTAGGGGTAAGGTTGTTGAACGGCAGGGGCGGGGTTTGGCCGTCGATGGTGTCAGGATTTTTTTTGCGGCCGGATTTCGCATTGACTTCTCGGGTCCAAAACGCTTTTAATTTGTTTAGGGAAGCAAGGTGGCCGTCACGCGTTTGCTTTTCAATCTTTCTCCGTTTGAACCGTTCCTTTGCTTCAGTTTCCCAGAAGGACAGAAAATCCTTTCGGGATGTGAAAGTTCTATAATCCCGGATCAATAATTCCATCGTAAGCGTCTTGCCAGATAGCCGATAGGATTTGAAAATCTCATTGACCTTCCCCATTTCCGTGTCAATCATCAAGGTATAGTCCGTGTAATCCTGATCATTTTTCGAACGGGGCAAGAGCTTCCCGGCAGCTTTGTCAAAATGTGTGGCTGGCCAATTCAACTTGAGTGGAATCCGGTCTTTGGCTCCATCAATTGACACATAAATGTAGAGAGCAGACGTACCGTCCGCTTTTTGATAATCATCCTTGATTATCAGCTTCTTAAAGAAATTTTGAACATTTCCCATTAGGAACAGGCTAGGAACAGGAAGGTAAAAAACCGGGGTGTTTCCAGAATTAGGAATTGTATTAGGAACCGAAAAAGTGCCATTACAGCGTATGTAGGCACTTTTTCGGTATGTTCGTGGTCCCACCGGAAGTTGACCCCCTTCCATTTTTTGCCTTTCTATCGGTCAGCATCCGCCTTGATAGAAGTCAAACCCGTCAGCGTTGATCCGGGGCTATTTTTAGTAATGAAGAAAGGGGAGTTGAACCTATTGAGCCGGATGAAGGCCGAAGGATGGGTATAAAATTTGACCCCAACAGGTGGAGGTTTACCGTTGGGGTCAAATTAATTCAGTAATTCCAGGTCAGACACTCGACCTTTTTCCGGTTCGCTTTCCGACGGCCGTCAACCGCCAGCGTTTTTTCAATGTCTTCTGATTGCCAGCCGAGCCGGTTGCGGTAGTCCATCAAAACCGGTTCCGGATACGAGCTGAGCAGGAATTTCCCCTGAAGCTTTGAACAGGCTTCGAGCAACCTCGTGAAGTCTTCCAGCGTGTAACCGGCATAGTGTCCCTGATCGGCGCTGACGTACGGCGGATCCAGGTAGAAAAACGCATCGGGAGAATCATACGCCTTCATCACCTTCAAAACATCGTACGATTCGATCGCTACTTTTCGGAGCCGTTCCTGATACGCATCGGTCAGCAGCTTCTTTTTGTTGGCGATCTTCAGCGCGCATTTCCCAAACCGGTCGTAGCCGAATCCTCCACCGATTGTTGAGGAAAAGCTCATGTTGGTTTGCACCCAGACGGCCCAGGCCATCTGGAGCACATCGCGGATTTCCTGTTCACCTGATTCGTATTCCTCATCGGACTGTTTGTGCTGGGCCCGGCTGTGGAAGGTTTCGTCGATGAGGTCCTGCAATTCGTCCAGATCGTATTTCAGGACTTTGTAAAAGGTAATCAGCCGGTTGTTGATGTCATTGACAACCTCGGCACTGCTGGGAGGCTTTGCCCAGAATACAGCACCACCGCCGAAGAACGGCTCGATGTAAGTGGCATGATTCGGGATTTTGGGAAGGATGTGACGCAGCATGAGCTGCTTACCACCATAATAGGTGATAGGGGTTTTCAATTGTACGGTGGTCATAACGTTGAGTTTTGACCAAAAGAACAAAATCGTATAATACAAATCAAATATAGATAGATAATGGACTTGTATTATATGTAAACGGTTAGCATTCCATTGACCGTACGGAAAAACCTAGGGCTGCAATAGAATAATCAGGAAGAGGAAAGCGGCTGTGCCCAGCAGCATGATGAGAAAGACATGAAACCCCGTCGGGAGTTTGCTCAGGATCCGGTTGACCGTTTTCATAAACAGAGAAAAGCCACGGCTTACCTCGTGGCTTTTCAAATATAGCAAAAAAGTTGCGGGGGCGGAATCGATCAGATTACCGTGAAGCCGAATAGTCGTAGGCAAACCGAATACCCTAGTATAATCCGGCCGACATAACCATTGCGCCGACTGAAGAGGCATTTGTTTTTCCGCTTTATTGACATCCAAAACGGCTTTTTTTTCATAATGGGACGGTTTATTTACTAGATGGTGTTTTAGCCTCTTCCTCCAACATATCCTTCAAGTCCTTCAATTCAGTTAAGACCGCACGGGCGGCTTCTAATTGTGTTGACAAGTCATCGATTCTGTTTTGGTAGTGAGAAACCTTATTTCTCACGCGCTGTAATGCTGTTTCTTTGCTCATTTTTTTCGGACGTTTGTTAGCTTTCTATAAATTCATTCCAAAAGGATTGTGCAGCTTTTTTCGGGTCGTCGGGAAAATCTTCGTAATTGAAGATGCAAACGGCATCATCCTCCGCTTTTAAGTCATTAGATCCTAATTTTTGCAGGGCTTGGTTAAACTGCTGAACCCATTCTGAATATTCTTCATTTTCCATATCGGACGGTTTAATTAATTGTCTCTTACTCCCGAATTTTCGATAATTTCTTTAGCCGCTTTCAGGATCATCAATTTGCCCTGATGGGTGAGATCGAAACAGGACACATCGACATCGAAGCCACCACCAGAACCGGTACCGGTAATTACGATTACAAAGTTTGCGTCGGTCATTTTGCCGATTGCATTTGAGATGAATTGACCTTTGTCAGTTTCACCCGGGCCAGAGCCTCTTTCAGTTGCGAGATAGTTTCCCATTTTTATTCGGACGTTTGTTAGAATTTAAAACCAAACAGCGAACCTTACCCAGCGTTCAGGTTTAACTTGTATGCTGACGTAGGCATACTTCCCGTCTTCGCACTCCCTTTGTTCAATCCAGACCGCTGGTATAAGCGGAAATCGGCGTTCAGCAACAGGGATGCCGGTGGGGGTTCTAACGATTCTCATGTACGCATTCTCGCACTTAACAGCCTTTTTGTAGGCAGTCAACTGGCTGACAAATTCGGAACCACGTATTTTGCGCAAAATTTCCAACAAACGCTTATTACTACGCATGGTTCTGGCGGCTTGCTCTTGGGCGTAAGCCTTCCATCCTTTGTCAAATTCTTTTTCAACCGTGGCGTAAAATGCCCTTACCGCCGAAGCTCTCGTATGTATCATATCTGGGGTTAAAAAATGTGACTTTTTGCAACAGCCTGTATTTCAATAGAGAAAAACAACTCGGTCAATTATTCAAAGTGCGGAAAACGTTGGTTGATTGACCGGGATTAATTGACTGTCCTTCACAGGTAATCTTTCACCGAAATTGCGAACTGGATGAGGTTGCGAACCGAACTAAGATTCAGCTTTGCCGCCATGTTGGTTTTGTGATTTATGAAGGTTCGGTAACTCATATTCAACTGGCCAGCGACTTCATAGCCCGGCAACCCCGTCGAAACCAGCTTTAAAACCTCGCGTTCCCGGGTGCTCAGTCCGGCGATGGCGCCAACTATCCTTTCGTCCGGCACCGGCGTTCCCGATCGGCGCAGGCCTTCCAGAACCGTTGGACTCAGGTGTTTTTGTCCAGCCAGCACCGATCGGACACCTTCGTATAATCCCTGCAAGCCATCGTCGCTCATGACAAATCCCCAGTAGTTTGCCTTTAACCCGTCTGCGATGAGGGTCGAATCAAACGAGCTGAGCAGCAATACGAACCGAACTTTGGGAAATGCCTGGGCATTTATCACCTCGTCAGTAAGCACCAGATCCGGCTTTCGGACGCTGATCGAATCAAGGCTGTTTGATATACCTAGCGAACCAAAACCGTCCACGCGCAGGGTTTTTTCAAGCGTGTCGGCCTTAAGGCGGTCGGTGGTATGGATGAGGATGGTTTTCACGGCTTCTTGTCGATCCGGGAGAAAGACACAACCCATACGAATGGATTAGATTCCCAGGACTCGGAACCGTTGATTTTTGCCCATATCCATTGAAAACTTTCCTGGGCGTTCATATTATCCCATTCGTGGGGCTGACCGTCAAAACCTAGCCGTTTTCCAGACTCGCCATAGTTTCCGCCCACACCTTCGGCGTATACATCCTCGGTGCTGATCATTTGAAGCCGCTCCGCCCGAACGTCGGTAATTTGCAGGAAAATACGGGCCGCTGCTTTGGGCATGTGGATGGACGGCCGCCACTGATACGGCCAGCCAGCTTTGATATAATCCTGACGCGCATCCTCACCGGCAGATCCACAATCTGCTTTGTAAGCATACTGCTGGTCTTTCGTCGCATGATGATCAACGAATTTACACCAAGTCTCCCTGACCCAGAGAATATCCCCAACCTGACCATATCGGCATGCAGGACCTGCCAGACCTTTCAATGGCCCAGAGCTGAATAAGTTTGTATAGCCGTCTTTTGAGGCTTGTTTTAAAAATACAGCAGCCTGGTCAATTGGCATTGGCAGGGGCATATCCAGCGCTTTGGGCTGTGGATTGATGATTCGCCGGGTTTGCGTTTTCTGGTTATCAAGGATCGCTTGAACCATCGGCGTAGAAAATAAGATTGGACGTTCGATTGTCATGATTGAGGAGGTGATTAAAGAGGGGTTGCGTTTTTTCTGTGACAATCCGGACAATAATGTTTATCCACAGACTTGACCCATCCTTCATCTTCGGCGCATTCCTCTGCGACGGCTATATCTGTGAATATTGAAAAGTCCCGGCTATCGGTATATACATCTTCGCAACCGTCGCAGGTCAACATGGCGGAATCTACTTTGGTGATCATTTTGCGTTTGTTTAAAAAGTGGAGTTGAAAGAAACCGGCTACCCATTCGGCAGCCGGTCAGTGGACAGAGAAAAGTACAGGCAGGACAGAGAATTCAGGAGGGACAGAGAACGTATTAAAAAGGAAGGCCGTCGTTCGGATCTTCATCCAGAACCGTTACTGTTTCTCGAACAGCAGGCACCTCATCCACAACCGGTGAGCCTTCAATCAGCGTGTGGGTACCGGATGAGGTTGAGTTGAGGAGCGGATTGTAAAAGTTGAAGCTGGTTTTGACCTGGGCAACATCAGTCACCGTTTCCTGACGGTAGATGTTGTAGGTTTTTGCGTACCGCTGAAGTTGCTGAGTCTTTTTCGTATCCGCCAGTTTATACGTGAATTTGGCGATGTAATAAACACCCTTCGGTGTTATCCGGGTGTTTTCCCTTCGCTCAGCCGTCACCGTCACCACAATATCCGAAAGCAGCAGGTCGTCGTAAAACAGCGGCTCAATCAGCCGGTAGATGTTATCGACAGAAAAACCATGAAACAGGATCGACGAAACGCAGGCCTGTTTGTCGATGAAAAACAGTTCCGCCCAGTTCTTATGCCCCATGTTGAGGATGTCGTCGTAAAAGATGCGCCACGCCATAGGCTGAAAAGTCAGCTCCGTCATTTTCGACTGAACGATGGCGCTTTCAACATCGAAGGTGCCCTCTTTGGCATCGAACCGGTACGTGCGCGGGTGGCCGTCAAGATGTTTGACAATGGAAACCACCTGATCACCGACGCGCTTTTCCCACCACTCCAGTTTAGCTGTTTCTTGCTGAGGATTCATATAAATACGATTTAGAAGTTGCTTAAGCGATTGAGCTTTCAAACCCGACGATCATTTTTTCGAGCATGTCCACTTGTTCCCAAGATTGAGGGTTGAGAAAGAAGATGGAGCCCGTGCCATCGAAAAGCGCAAACTCCGGAGCGTTCCGCACGTAGGTAAGTCCGATGCAGGGTAAAACATCGACGGCGTTGACATCGCAATTGCCGACCGTTCTGACCCATTCGGCATCGACGCCACCTGGAATCTGTACAAAACCATTCTGCATCAATTCAATTTCTGTTACTGTACTTGCAAAGTTTTTCATGATCGTATCAGGTGTTGAGGTTGAATAATTAGATTTTAAAAAGCTTCGTCGGGTGCCACCAGCTCAGATTGGATTGGTAAGTGTAAATCCGGTCGCCGATCACTTTGCTGACCTCCTCGATGGTTCCGTACACCGTTTTGACCTTGTTGCCTTTCCGAAAAGTTTTCATATCCGTTTCTGATTTGATGATTCAAATATCTAATTAATTTGAACAACATGCAAGTTAAATGCAAGATATTTGCAAATATATTTGACATTATTGCATATTTCATGACGTAATGGTAATATTGAGTACAAATACTGACGGCTTACCGGCTGCTCAGGACTCACCGTAATATCACAAACCTGTGCCTGCTGAAGGGAATAGTCCCTCTTTGTCTTCCGAAGAGGCTTTATCCAAACTCAATCCGAGACAGCGAAAGTTTGTCATCGCTTACTGCCATTGCTTTAATGCTACTGAAGCGGCCCGCATTTCGGGTTATTCGGAAAAGACTGCCTATTCCATTGGTTCTGAAAACCTGAGAAAACCTGAGATTAAGAAAGCAATCGAAGCTCTGTGTGAGGAACTTAGCATGAGTGCCGGCGAGGCCTTCAAACAACTCACCGACATTGCCAAAACCCGGCTTCAGGATTACATGGTGATTCGACAGGTGGAGCGGGTACCCCGGGTCAAAAAGCCGTTGCAGGTTTTGATCGATGAGGTGCAGGCGACTATCGATCTGGAAGAGGAATATGTTCAGGTTGCCGAACTGGACAAAGACGAACAGGACCGGCATGAAGCGTCCCAGAAAGACCGCAGAAATACCATCATCCGCTACCAGCTGGAATTGGCCCGAAACCCGGATGCCTTCCGGATTGTCGCTGGCGAACCGCAGCTGGTCGATGAGGCAAGGGTCGATCTGGTGGCCTTGCAGAAAGCCAAAGGAGAGGGTAGAATCAAATCGTTGTCGTTTACCGAGTTTGGTCCCAAGGTTGAGCTGGAGTCCAGCTTCTCGGCAATTGACAAGATTTTGCACATCCACGGTCGCTACGTTACCAAGATGGTTCTCGACCCGGGGAAAGGCGCTGACCTGAAAGCCTGGACGAAAGACGACGTCGGTCAGTTCCTGGCCATGCTGCAGGAGGGGCGAACCGGTGACCATTAACTTTCTGCCCGCTTCGATTTTCAAAGGCTATCCGGTACCGGATGGCTGTTTTGTTGTTCCTGACGTCTTCATTCCTCATCTGTTCGACAAATCTCCGGTTCAAATCTGGTATGGCAGCCGGTTTTCGGCCAAGAGCTACACGAAGGCGCAAGAGCTGATTGGCCGCTGCTGTGGTAAGGAGTACTTCCGGGGTATCTATGCGCGACAGAACCGGGAGGATGTAAAGAATAGCCAGTTTCAGCTATTCAAAGACACGATTAAAAAGCGGCCCTGGCTCGACCGGCAATTCGACGTTCGCGATTCGGATTATGTGATTGAGAACAAGATCACCGGCAACAAGTTGATTCCGGGATCATTCGACCAGCCGCAAAAGATCATGTCGATTGCCGATCCTACCGATATCTGGGTAGAGGAGCCGATCACCCGGAAAGGGGAAATCAAACGAACCGACTTCTTTGATATGTTCGGTTCGCTGCGGAATCCCTACGGCGTACAGCCACGGTTTCACTTTACGTTTAACCCGATATCCATTTACAGCTGGATATACACTGATTTCTTTGAAAAGAAGTCGATACCCAGTAACCGGGTGCTGGCCAATTACGACGATAACCCGTTCTGTCCGCAGTCGGCATTTGATTTCTTCTCCTGGCTTCAGGATGTCGATCCGGAGCGGTACCTGATCGATGCAAAAGGTAAGTGGGGTGTACCCAAACCGGACAACCCATACTTCCACAAACTCAATCCGGCCAAGCATTTCGCCAAGGTGCAGTACGATCCCAGGCTCCCGGTGTACCTGTCCTTCGACTTTAACGTCCGCAACAGCTGCATCGTCAGGCAAAAACAGGACGGCTCGCCGAAGTACCTCAAGGAGTTCTACATGGCCAGCGGTGCGGGATTCGATCTGGAAAGCCTGTGCCGGGAGATTGCGTTTCTGTATGGCAAAAACATGCTGATGTTTACCGGCGACGGATCCGGCAACAGCCGCTCGGCGTACACCACCGGCAACATGTCGGCCTGGCAGCTCATCGAAGGCTACATGAAAAAGTACGGCGCGCCGTATACGGACTGGAGTGCCGTACCTCGCTCCAATGTGGAAACCGATAACAGCCGGTTTATCTGTAATGCCCTCATCAATGAATTTAAGGATTTCACCATCGATCCGGAAGGTTGCCCGGTGCTGGTTTCGGATGTGTTGCGCATGAAAGCCGCCACCGATGGCAAGTTAGACAAGGCAGATTGTAACAAGCATGATTACGGTCACGTCGGTGACTGCCTGCGGTACGACCTCGCCAATTTCGAGTTCAGCACGTTTCAACGGCTCGGCAACGGGCTTCATAACTCTAATTAGTACCCCCGCATCGGCGGTCCGACGTAATCTGTATGAAAAAAGCTCTTCACAACCTGATTCAGTACCTGCTGCTGGCCATTGGCGTTCTGGCGGCTATTTCCAACATCGCTCACGAGCTGGGCGTCTGGTCGAAGGATTCCAGCGACTGGGTATTCTACCTCTGGATTCTGCTACCGCTGTGGGGAACCGTCGGCGTGGTAGATCTGCTGCTGGTGGCCTGGGCGATCGGCAAAGCATGGAGCGGGCTGGCGTCACTGTTAACCGGTTCCGAGGAGGAACGCTACTACCTATGAGATCACGTGACATCCTGCGGATGTATAACCAGATCAGCCACATCACGGCCGACAGCAACTACAGCCGGGTGTACCTCACCGACGGTCGGATGTTCCTCTACGGCAAATTGCTGCTGCACTGGGAAGCCGAGCTTTCGGGTTTCAACTTCTTCCGGATTCACAAGTCTCACCTGGTCAATATGGATCATGTGAAGCTTGCGCCGGTTGAATTGGCGCAAAAGACCATACGCATCCCGGTGAAAGGCGAATTGCTACCGGTTGCCCGGCGAATCAAACCTGCATTTTTAACCCATTTCAAATCATAGCGTATGGAAATTCTATCTGATAAACTGACTGCCATTCAGTTCAATGGGCTGGATGATTACAACAGAATCTTTAAATGGATGTGGGATGAGGGTAACACCTACGCACTGGCTGGCGAGGTGCAGTACCGGCATCCAATTCTGTTACTGCCTGGACCTAAAGGCACAATGGCAGCTTCGCCGGGTGATTACGTCGTTCGGGACGAGAATGAAGGCGGTAATTTCTTTGTATGCCGCCCGGATGAATTCGCTAGATTGACTCAGCCAATGACTGATGATCAGTTATCGGTTCTCGAACAGCTACGAAGCTACGATCCAGTGAGCGCAGAAGCGGTTGAAGAATTCCACCGACTGGCTAAGTCGACCAAAAACGAAGCCGCCAAAACCATCCTGAATTACCTCGTTTCTGGTTTCCTGTCGACCGTCGATCAGGAGTTCACGCCCTGGCTGACGCCTTTTGACAAACCGGGTGACAATGCCGGGGTCATCAAAGGATATGGCAATGTTGGCGATATCGCTTACGTCAAAGTTGACGGTGAGAAGTATGGCGTTTGGTACACCAACAACTTCATTTACCGCCTGCGGTTCCTGATGACTGGCAGACTGGCTGTTGGTTATCCGGTATCGGTTTTCGCGCACTGCATCCGGTTGGATGTAGAGGAAATGGGAATCATCATTAACGAAGGCTAAGATGACAAACCCATTTAAAAAGCTCGTCGGCCTGAAAGGCATCGCCACTGCCGACAGCTACGTCAATGACCTGCCCGGTCTTTCGGTCGAGCTGGTCGATGCCCTGACCTCCGAATCTGACGATGAGGAGGATGTGCCCGCGCTGGAGGTCTGGAACCGCATTCATAACGCGGCTTTCGACCGGCTGGAATCCGAGATCGTGGGTTGCCTGTCGGCGGATTCAACCTTCACCTCGCTGATTGCCCGTACCTGCGAGGTTGAGCCGATCGATGGGTTGCCAACAACGCCGGTTGCACAGTACGAAGGTGTGCATATCAGGACACCGACTTCGCCCAACAGCCGGGTACGGCTCATGAACCTGGTATTCATGGCCGAAATCAACGCAAACGTCACGGCAACGCTGATTGTAGCCGATACCCGGCGCGGTACGGTTTTGAAGCATCAGGAGGTAATCGTTGTTCCCGGTGTGAACATCATTCCGATCGGATATGATTACCCGCTACCGATACTGGAAACGCCCCAGCTGTTTGTGGGGATCAATGCGGAGGAACTGGCTTTTTTGCCCCTGTCACCCGCTACATGGAGCGTCACCTCGACCGCTTACCACATCGAACCGGCCTACTTTGCTGGTATCACCACGTTGGGACTGGGCATTCCCAACTACTTCTACCTCGAAGCCGAACACCAGCGTACCATCACTTCCGTCATTCCACGGTTTGCAGATCAACTGCGGCTGGCCTACATGTACCTCTGCGGTTCGCTGCTGATGACTGAGAAGCTGGGTTCGGTCAACTTCAACCTGTTCACCAGCACCAACCGGGATTTCACCATCGAGCAGGAAGAGAAGCTGATGAAAGATTTCAAGTCGGCCGTCAAGCCGGTGGCTCGATTGATCAAACAGCACCTGCTGGCCAGCGGCAACCTGCAACGCGCATCGGATACCGAGTCAGGATACGAAGAGGGAAGCTATGTCTAACCTTAAAACGATAACCTACGACCTGGGAATCGACAATGTACCTCCCATCCCCGGTGAATACCTGGTGAGTGTTGGCAAGCGGGGGATAGGGTCAGTATGGTACATCAAAGAGGTTCGGAAAGTCAATTCCAAAGTTGTTCGGGACTATACCCGATACGCTTTAAAGGTCATCCATACCCCCGAAATGAAGGAATTCACTGTGCTTGAAGGTGATATGTACGAAAGCTGGGTTTGGGTACGGGGGCAGGAAGCCCATCCGTGCGTCTGGTATCCAAGAGGCAAAAAGTTATGATGGATGCAACGGATTTTGAGTCAAAAGGATTGGAGTTGCTGGTTTTCGCCGAGCAATTCAAGTGGATCTGCGTATCCAGTGATGGGCATTCGTGCCGGGTGTCATTCGTTGACGAAACCCGAATGATCAGGGTAGATATCTACACCTCAAAAATGACGGTTTGCATGGTTCGGAAGGGCGAAAAGCCGAGGTATTTCAAGAATCAGACGCTAGATCAAATCAAGCAACTATTTAAAAACCCCTATACAAAATGACTGAAAGACGCCCTATAAATCATGCCAGGCCGACACGCATCATTGCCATTGATTTCGATGGAACCTGTGTTGGTCACGAATTCCCGCTGATCGGCAAAGAGGTGCCGTTTTGTGTCAATGTCTTGAAAAAGCTTGTAGAGGCTAATTGCGCTCTGATTCTTTTCACCATGCGCAGTGAAGAGCATTTGGTTCGGGCAGAGCAATGGTTCGCGGAACGTGAGATTCCGCTATGGGGGTCGAATGTGAACCCAGACCAGAAGTCGTGGACATTATCCCCCAAGGTTTATGCCCATGATTATATCGACGATGCGGCTTTCGGTTGTCCGTTGATTCACGATACCTCATTTGCGGAACGTCCATATGTGGATTGGCAAAAGGTAGATGAATACTATTCGCAGTTCGCCTGGTATGGTATCAAACTAAATCCATAGGTGATCTGACATGTTCAACTTCGATTCCAACGCCGAAGAGGTCTTCGCCCGGTTGCAAAAGGTCGTTCAACGCGCCGAGGCTGGTTTAGGTACCAACCTGAAGATTTCAGCCCACGACGCACTGGCCCTCATCGCCAACCGGGTGCAGCAACGTGGTCAGAACGCTTCCGGTGCCCGGATGCAGACGAAGGCGACGCTACGAAACGGCGTGTATTCGAAACGGCATTCCGCTCGTCGGTCGGCTCGCGGCCGTCAGGTCAACCACATCGACTTTACGTTGGAAGGCGACCTGTTTCGCAACTGGCAGCTGCTGAGAACCGAGCCAAAGGAGGTGATGATCGGGTTTCTGGCGGATGATGCCGCTGATCTGGCGGGATATCTGGAGGAGTACTTCGGACCGGTGTTCAAGTTATCGCCGTCGGAAGAGAATCAGGTGATTGACGGATTTATTGACCGTGTAATTGAGGATATAATGCTTTAAACCCATGATTCAGGAAACAATCGACGAAATCAACAGCCTGTTGCTGGCCTCCTTCAGCGAAGCGCAAAAGCTGAAAGACATCCAGCTGCACGGCGTGGCCATGCCGGTGCATGATCAACAGGCGAAAGGCGAGCGGCTGGTATTGCTGCTGGAAGAAAAACAACCGCGGCTGGTCCTCAACAACAAGTCGTTCTGGCAATCGGCTCACCTGGTCAGCGGGGGCTACCCGGCGATCAGTTCCGATTACGGCACCTTCAAATCCCACACCTATGACATGTCGATGGTGCTCATCTGTTGCTGCAAACGGGCGTCGGGTCTTGCTCACGCACTGGCGGTACTGGAGAATGTCAGCAACATCCGGATCGAACGGTTTGAGAACAACACGCTGGACGTCCTTCGGAGTTTCTGGCGGCAACCGGTGAGCGACGAGAAGGGCTACGATCCGAACTGGTGGGCGATGGCCATCCGGTACCAGATCATTGGCGTCTCAGGTACCGAGTTCGCTGATTTCTACAACGTGTTAGACGAGGTAACTATATGATTAAAGCTTTTCAAGACGCACTCGAAGCCGGTCACATCGAACCGGCAGTACTGCCGGACGGCAAGCCGTTTGTAATCAATGGGGTGCAGTACTATCAGGCGACCGATGGCGGGATCAACATGGCCATGGGCCGGTTTCATTCGTTTGGTGACACTTTACGCAAACACGACAGCCTGAAGCTAAGCGATGAGGTGCTAACCACCGCGCTGGATACGATGTATGACCAGCTGCGCACGGCCAGTGCCCAGATCGGCTTGGACCCCGAACAGGCTCAGGACAACATCCGCTACGCCCTGACGACCATCGAGCGCATTAAACAGCGCCGGGAGTTCGGGTTGGATGTCACCCAGGTGTATGACATCGCTTCGATCTTCTTTTTCAGTGAGAAGGAAGATCCGGCGTCCGTCGATCCGGCGACCAACCGGGCGAAGATCATCAGCTGGATGCCCTATCCGTGGCTTTATCGTTTTTTTTTGAGCATGCCGCTGGGCCAATACGTACCCTTGCAGCAGCTTGCCGCCGTCGATACCCTGACGTTTATGAGCAATCTGAATCTACAGGAGTATCTGGATTGGAAAATAACCCTGTTGAAGTCCTCTGCGCATGGATTGATGCCCGCTACGATATCCACTATAAAATCGCGGATGGAGACCCTGCAAAACTCGGATGGCTTGATCGATGCACTGTTGAACAGTACCACAACTACGCAGCCGCCTGGATCCGGGAGCAACGGCGAAAAGCAGCCGAATTAGAACGCCTTACCGCCAAAAGCAAACAACCTACACTTGAAGAGTAACCCAGAATCGGACATTCAAACCACTACTTACCGTAACTCGTAATGTCCGTACGTGAAGAGAATATCAGACTCCGCATTCAGGCCAGCTCTGAACTGCCGGTGGTCAATGATCAGTTCAACGAACTGCTCAAATTGTCGCGCCTGGTTGCGCAGCAAATCGCTATCCAGACCGGCGAGATGCGCGCTCAGTCCGAATCGCAAATCAAGGCGATCGGCGGTGTTACCGATGCGCTGAAGTCCCAGCGCGCGACTGTGCAGCAACACGATACCGACGTTAAAAATGCCGGGAAATCCTACGATGATCTGGGTAAGCAAGTTCGGAACTTCGCAACACTGGTTGGCACCGCCTTCACCCTCAACGAGATTAAAAGTTTTGGCATGGAAGTCATCGACGCCAAAACAAAGATTGATTCTTTAAAAATCGCGCTGGATGTCATGCTCGGTTCGAAAAAGGAATCCACAGCCCTATTTAATGACATCGTTGCTCTGGCCAAAAAGACGCCGTTTACGCTGGATGAGGTTGCGGAGAATGTCGTCAAATTAAAGGCCTACAATATTTCCACCAAAGACCTTATACCTACCGTCGAAGCCCTTGGGAACATGGCTGCGGCTGTCGGAAAGGAAAAATTGCCTCAACTTACGCTGGCATATGGTCAGGTAATGAACATGGGTAAACTCATGGGAACCGAAACCCGTCAATTCGTGGAGGCTGGCATTCCTTTATATGACCTTTTGGCCGATTCGATGAAAAAGCCGAAGGACGAAGTAATCAAACTCGCTCAGGCTCATAAAATCATGGCATCCGATGTGCAAAAGGCAGTGATGGAAACGTCGGAGGTTGGAGGTCGGTTCTATAACATGATGGGGTTGCAGAGCAAGACTCTGGGCGGCCAGGTTTCCAATTTGTCAGATACTTTTTTTATTGCCAAAGCTCGAATCGGCGACTTTTTTGAGGATGAGTTAAAGGCTGGTATTAAAACCACAGGGGACCTGATAACGGCTTTGATTGGTTCGGATAATGCGATTAAGAGAACGGTAACAAGCATATCCGCTATCATTTCCGCATTTACGACATGGCGTTTGGCCACGATCGCCCAGAATACCGCGTCCACTGCTTTAAATGTTGTCAAGGCAACAGCTCAGGTGGTCTATGGGGCTTATTTGCTGGTTGTCCAACGAGTAACGACCCAACAAAACACCCTGACCGCAGCGCAACTTGCCGCTACCACGGCGACACGTGGATTGTGGGCTGCACTTTCCGCTAATCCGCTCGGTTTGATTGTTTCAATCATCGGTACGGTTATAACCGGTATTCTGGCACTTGATGCGGCTACGCAGGATGTAACCGCTACGATGGGCGAGATGGAGTATCAGGTTAAAAAGGAGCAATCCGAATTGATGGGTCTGGCTCAGCGGGCTATGTCAGCCGCTGAAGGAACATCACTTCGGAAAGAGGCCCTTGAAATGTTGATTGCCAAATATCCCGAATATTTCCGGGGCCTGGATTCGGAGAAGACCAGCAACAGCCAGCTTAAAAAGATTCTGGATCAGGTCAATATCAGCTATCAGGAACGGATCGACCTCGCACGCGATGCCTACAAAGTCGAATCGCTGACCGCCAAACAGCGTGAGCTATTTGAGAAAGAAGCGGCCTTGATTGCCAAATTGCCGCAGGATGTTCAGAACATGATCGGGGGGAGCCTAAAAAATCTCATCGAAATGTGGCAAAAGGGCATGATTCAAGGTTCTGAGGCATTCCGAAATGAAAGCCGGGACTTGATGGACAAGGTTTTCGGACTCAACCGACAGATATCGCTGGAAACAATCAACGAAATCATTAATGGTCAGCAGAAAGTTCAACTTGAACTCGGTAAGTCGGGCGAAAAAATCAAGTCTCAGAAAGATAAGGAGCGAATTGCGGAAACAGGGGCAATCAACGCACATTACGAGGTATTGCGACAACAAGCTGACGGTAATTCGAAAGAGATTATCCGTCTTAATGCAGCCGAAAAGATCGAGATCGCAAAGGCGAATGGTACCTACCGTGAAAAAGAGCGGGTAGCAAGTGAGGATGATGATAAAAATAAAAAAATACGGGTTTCGCAAACCGAAATTGATATTCGTAAACTAAAGGAGAAAGAGGGAGAACTTACCCTCGAAGATAAGAAGAGGCTACTCGACCTTGAAGAGAAGCTGGACATTGAAAATATCCAGAAATCAAAGCTAAATCTAATTGCCAAGCAAAAGGCAGTTGAGGTTGTGATAGCTGAGTATGCTCCCCGAAAAGCCGCTCTCGAAATAGAGTTCGAAGCCAAAAAGAACGAAGGGTTAATTGAAAAAGAAAAGGAGCTTCAAAATCAGATTGAAGTCCTTACTGCTCAACGACTGGAAGCGGAGCGGATTCTTGTCAAGTTGCAAACCGCTAATACCGAAGAAGAGCGCCGGGCGGTAATCGCCGAATTCGGGAAGAAAATAACTGATGATGTCAAAGCGCAGGCCGTAGAACGACTTAAGGCTCAGCGTGATGCTTCCTTGTCCGAGTTGGATGTGATTTTTGCGAATCAGGGATTAAAGAGCGAGGCCTACCACAAAGCCTACATAAAATACCTTGAAGATGATAAGCAGTACCAAACTGCTTTACTGAATCAGACCAAAGAAGCGGGTCAGTCCACGATTCAGGTAATGTCTGAAACCGAGAAAAAGATTCAGGCACTCCAGAAAGAAACCGCTGAGATCGAAAAGGAAAATATCGAAAAAGGCCGTCGATATAGACAGGAGGCCATTCAGGGCATTGTATCGCTGCTGGGTAATGTAAACCCTGTTGTTTCCCAATTCGCAAACGGGATACTGTCGGTAATGAACAACATGGATTTGTTGTCGGGGAAAAGCAGGGAAGAGGCCGAAACCAGGGTGAATGACCTTAAGCAAACATTGGCTTCGCTCGAAATACTACGGAGTGAGCACGCGACCCGATCGAAAGAGCAAACCGAAAAAACGGAGCAGGATATAGCAAAAACCACAAAAGACCTGGCTGTGTCCCAGGGAATAGTTGACGAAACAAAAGCCAAGGCGTTCGGTGCATTTATGGACATTGCGGGCATTGTCATGCAGGTTTGGATGGCAATAGGGCAGGCGTACGAAAAGATGATGCAGGAGACGTATCAAGCCATCGCTGACGGTTACGCAAAAACCCGTGAAGTAATGGCTGATTTATACTCTTCAGTTAGCCAGATGAATCGGGAGTCTCTGGATGCTCAATTGACCGATTTTCAAGGAAGCTATGCCGAAAAAGAGAAGCTAATCAACGAATACTACGCCAAAGAAATGGAGTACGCTGAAGGCCACGACCGACTGGATGCGCAACTCGCCTACCAACAACAATTAGCGCAGGCTCAGGCTGATGCAGGCAATAATGCCAAGAAGCTTATGGAGGGTATCGTTCAGGCCCAGGCTGATTATGCAGCAAGAGGAATGCAAATCGAGATTAACCGAGTTGAGCAAGGCATCGCCAAAGCGAAAGAGCTTCGCGATGCCAAAATCGAATCGCTTAATCAGGAACTCGAAGCCTTCAAGGCCGCTAAGCAAGCCGAAACCGACGAGCTGAATAAACAGCTTGAAGCCCAGAAAGCGGCTACCAATCAGTTTTATTCCGATAAACAGCTCCGGTTGCAGGAAGATGATACCTACCGCAATCAACTGCTGGCCGCTGGCGAAGCCCGCGAGGTTGCTGCACTACAGGCGGCTATGCAACGGGAACTTGACCGGGCCACCTCGGCAGAGGAGCGTACCCAGATCATAAACGCGTTTGAAGCCCTCATCGCGGCCAAACATGCGGAGTACCAAACGGCGATCGGCGACAAAACGAAAGAAATCAGCCTGGCCACTCAGGAGGCCAAAGCGCAGGAAGCTGACAAGGTTACGGCACTTGAAGCCAGTACCACGGCTGAAATCCAGAAGTTGAAAGACCAGGTAGCGGCAAAAGAGAAAGAGGTTTCCGCTGCCATGAAGGCCGAAAACGCATCGTATGCCCGTCAGGTGATCGAAGCCGAGTACCAGATCATGGACATCAAAAAGCAGATGGTGATCGCCGAACTTCGGGCAGAACAGGCGATGCTGCGGGGGAAGCGCTGGTTTATGAACAAGGGCAAAATTGATTCGGCGATCGCTGATATCGAAAACGCCATCAATGAAATCAACGGTACCGGCGGCCGTCAGGAGTATGTCAACAAACTGGAGACTCAGGAAAGGCTGTATGAAGAGGTCCAACAGCTCAAGGCCACAAAATCCGACTGGGATCAAAAGTTGGTAGCGCATCAGGCGAAAGTTGCCGAGAAGCAAAACCAGGTCAATACGGCAGAGTCATCCGGTCAGGACGCGACGGCTTTAAAAGCCGAATTGACGCAGTTGCTCGGTGATGAAACCACGATCAAGAACTGGATAAACGCCGTTGTGCGAACTATCGCCGAGAAGGAAGAGGAAATCAAGCGGGTCGGTTTGGTTACCGGTACCGAATACGTTGACCGGGAAGGAAATTTCTCAAACGGTATCGATACCGTTCCCGCGATGCTCACCCGGGGCGAGCGGGTATTGACCGTAGACCAGAATCAGGCACTGGGTGGCATTGCCAACGAGGACCTGGTTTCGCGGGTGAAGTTCTTCGAGAGGCTCGCCGGTCAGTTCCCTCAGCTACTTGATCCGTCCCGCTGGTCGGATATCGCCGGGCTGCAAATCGGGTTACCGGCTGGCCTGCTGACCGGTAGCGACGGCGGCCGGTCGGTCGATGTGTCGGGCCTTCGGGATGATCTACGGAGCGTACGGCAGGCGATTGAAAATCAGAAACTCCTCAACGTCAATATCGATCGCAACGGGTTTGCGATGCATGAACAGGGTGCCCAGTCCAAAACCAACTACCACCAAAATTTACTGAAACGGTAATGAGAAACAGACTTCCCAAAGTGCGAAAGCGCTACTTCGTCGATGAGCCGGTGATTGTGTTGCCGATCGCGGAATACGAGCGGTTGATTCAGCACCTGATTGCCATGGGCCTGCTGGAAGGATTGCAGGAGAACTCACGAAGAGGTGTGCTAAAGCGTCACGCCCTGCTGCTGTCCGAGTCGCAGGAAAAGCTCAAGTCGGCGAAAAATCATTACCATATCCCCGTTTCCGAATGAAGATCCTGCTCAATAGTGTACCCGTCGAGGCTCCGGTAGGGCTCGACGGGTTAACCCTAAAAAAATCCAGACACCCGCGCTACTGGGGCTGGCTCTACCGGAAATTGGGTTTCGTTCCCGGCATGGGTAACGTGACGTTTTCCGATCCGTATGCCGTGCGGACGCTGCGGGATGCGTTCGATCGCGACAAACTGGGAGCCGAAACCTCGTTTCAGATTGTTGATGACAAAGGGCAATTGCTGTACGATGCGTACGTCGATTACGCCACATTCGGTTTTAAGCCGGGTGAGGTGACCTGTTCGTTTCGCGATGAGAAGTCGGTCACCGAACTGGAAACATCGCTGGCGACGGTGTTCAGCATCGAACCAACGCAGAGCATCAGCATGGCCGGTCAGCCGCTGAGTTCCGATGCGACGTATACGCTCAATAGTGTAGCAGTCGTCAGCCGGGTTTCGTCGGGTTCGTTTCTGCATGCTTTGCCGATTCGCCGGGTGGACGAGAAGAACCAGGCGGTGCCCGGTGAGCTGTATTCAGTTACCCAGCCGCTGGCTCTTCAGCCGGTGTACCGCAATACCACCGATAAGAAAGTGGTGTTGAAACTGTCCGGCGTCGTCGGAGTGTCGGTTTCCTGCTCGCTGAGTATGTCGGCCTCGCTGGGCTACCGGATCATGAACGGCACGGCGGTCGTTTCCACTACACCACTGGCCACCTATGCCCTCAGCGGGACGGTGCTGGACGTTACAGCCCTGATCGATGCGGTTGTTAGCGTTTTGCCCGGGCAAAGCCTGGTACTGGGCTGGGTGGAAGCCGGTTCGTCGGTGATCACCATGGCGGCCACGTACAATTCAGCCACCGCCATTGCCCTGACTCAACCGATCGCCGTACCGACAACCGATTGTTATGGTCTGTACGCCAACGATCTGTTGAAATCCCTGCAACTGCGTTGTCAACCGGCGTTTGCATTTTCTTCCTACTTTTTCCGGATTGGCATTGGCCGGGGAGCCTTTATCACCAACGGCGCCAACCTCCGCGGGGTGAAAAAGCCGCTGCAAACCTCGTTTTCCGATTTGTTCGATAGCCTGAACAGCATTTACAATCTGGCACTCACGCTGGACGATACGACGCTTCGGGTTGAGACGAAAGAAGTTTTAACCAAGGCGGGCGGAACAACCGTTCTTACGAGCATCCTCAAAGTCGGCTATACTGTGAACACAACTTTTATGGCCAGCGAGGTGATTGCTGGTTATGCCACCTGGAAAGGAGATTCGCTTACATCGGCAGCCGAAACCAACGGTTCGCGTTCTTACCGTACCGAAATCACCACGTATCGAAATCCACTGGACCTGCGGAGCAATTTGATTGCCGCCGGTTCGCTGATTGAAGAAACCCGGCAAAAGCAGTTCGATCCGGAAACCTCAGGATCCGACAAATCGGAGCCGTACGATGAGGATTTATTTATCGTGACCGTCGATCTCTACGGTCGTGCCCGGGCAACACCGTTTTACAACGACGGCATCTCGCCTGCCCACTGCCTGCTCAACTGGTCTCCGTTGCTGACGCATTGCAACCGGCTGGTGCTGGAAACCCATGAAGGGTCCTTAATCAGTACCGGTGAACGGGAGCCGCTTGTGCTTGATGAATACCCTCCACTGATCGGCAACCTGACGGCCGTCGTTGAAACCCCCATGTCCCTGGTGGATTACGCGGCCCTGCAGGACTGGATACAATTCAATGACGGCGAGCAGACCCGCAGCGGACTTCTCATGGACGCCCAGTGGAGTAATTCTGATAACGGAACTGTAGCAACCTTAACCATCGCGTGCTGATGCAACCATTCGTTCATTTTATCCGATTTTTTACCCTGGCAGAGGACGGAAACCCGTACCCGAAAAACCGGCTGACGCCATCGGAGGAGCATCCAGCCATGCCCGCCGTACCCGGCGACGTATTGACGTTTCTGGTGCCTCAACCGGACGTACCTATTGACCTTTCCCGCATCCGGATTGATCTGCGGTCGGTCGATAATCCCACGGTTGTCCACCAGGCGGTCGGTAGCTTCCGGTACCAGGACGCTGAGGTGTGTTCGCGCATCCGCCTGCGGGTCAACCGCGCGCCACAACCGGGCGAAACCAAACAATTCGCCCTGATGGGCACGATCCCTGACCCGAATGGCGGTGACCCGATCGCTCTGCCGGTGATGGGCACGTTTGCCGGTACTCAGTCGGATTTGCAACAGTACATTTCGGCGATTCGGGCGCATTACGAAAATTATCCGTATTCGCCGGTGTCGGTGGATCAGTACGGTTCGGAGCTGCTCATCCGAGCTTATCACGGTCCCCGTTTCCGAATCGGCAACCAGCCGCTTAGCATTGGCATTGGCCGAAACCGCAACTATAACACCAACAATCCATCGCTGACGGCAAGCAAAACCGCAACGGTTACCAATCCGGCCAAAGACTCGTATCTGGTGGGGGTTGGGGCGGACATCGAAGCCGGAAACGTATTTACCCTCGCGGGCGTCTCGGTGGTGGCAACCGATAGCCACACACCGGCCGACATCCTTGCTGCCCTGGGCGTTCCGGCATCGGGGCGCATTTTGGTTGCCGCTGGTACCGTTCCGGTGTATTCGGCGGCTGTCGGCAGTCAGACGCTGGCTAACCGAAACATTCCGACGCTGGCATTGACGTATTCAAACCCATCCGGGGGTAATGACCTCTACACCGTGACGGTGGGTGATGATGTGCAGGAAGGGAATATTTTTCAAGTGGCCACGCCGGGTCAGTCGACAAAAACGAAGGTGGCTACTTCCAGCGATACGGCGGCAACCATCACGGCGTTTTTCGCTACAACGTCTGGAAAGCTGGCGGTACCATCCGGTGCCATTCCTGTACCCACCAGCTTATCGGGCGTTCGGTCGATCGCCAATACCAACAGCCCGGAGCTGACGCTTTCGGCTAAACTGGTAATTCCCTCCGCAACCGTCGACCGCTATTCAGTTTTTGTCGGTACGTCTATCCGGCGCGGTAATCAGTACCTGCTCGGCACTACATTGGTGACGGCTGATGATGAAGATACGATTCTGACGATCGCTGAAAAGCTGGGCTACAGTGGATTTCCATTCACCGTCGAGGTGCCAACCGGAGCTGGATTGGTTGCCTACGCCAAAAAGGGGTTGGCACTGGGCGATGAAAATATTGCGGCTGTCGAGGTGATCGAAGGCTCGGTATGGATGCGGCATCTTGATATGGTTTGCATGGTTCACATTCCGGCCAGTGTAATTCGCGGCAATTACCAGCTTGAGATCGTAGATACGGTTAATTCAGTGAAATGCTCAGTCAGCAATAACCTTTTGGTGAAATCCGACGCCAAAGACACTGTTTTCCTGCGGTGGGGCGATAACTTCAACGGATCGGGCCGGACGCTCTACGGTTACCAGTACGGCGAGCCGGGGCTGATGCAGCAGCTGCGGATTCCCTGCTTTCTGTCGGTGCCCAAACAGCGGCAGGAGGAGAGCCTGTATACGCCCCTTGATGGGGTAACCCGGCGGCAATCCGCCCGGATGGAGAACCTGCGGACGTTGACGACGACTGTGCAGCCTTCGGCCTTCCACCGGTCTTTGCTGGCGGCTTTGAAACATCCGCTGGTCTGGATCGATGGGATCGAATTCCGCTCTGAAGGGGAATACTCTGAAACCATCATACCGGGGAAGCGCCAGCATTTGCAGGCCCAGGCGACGCTGGTCGAAACCGGTTCGCTACGGAGTATGAACGATTTTTACCCCTCCCTGCAAAGTTCATTATCAAGGCGTTATGCTCTCATTGAGCAGATTTCCGGCGCGGACGGGCTGGTTTTCTACCTCAGGAGCGAGAATATTACCCAGCCGATTACCGCCGGTCAGCAGGTGGAGCCGGGCACGTATCAACTGTTGGTTCGCGCCGAGCATGAAACCCGACACCTGGTTGTCTATCAGAATGAGATGATACTAGATCGTTTTGAGTTAACGGCACGTCACCTAAACCGCACACAACCGCTTTTCCTAAAGCCCGGCGACCGCATCGGGCTGGAACTGGAAGCGAAGTTGCCAACTCAGGCGAGCGCATGGTTCAATGAAACCACAAGCAATTTCGATGAAGGATTTAATCAAGACTTTAACTGATAATTATGACTGCACTAGAGGAGTTTTTTGCATTGGTGGATGAGAAGTTTCCGGAAAATCTGGTTACAAAAATTAAACCGGAGGATATCAGGCTAAGCATCAAGGCGCTGGCGCTGAAGTTGTATACAGACCCAGAAGTCGCATCGACTATTCTGGATAGTTTGAACCTGAGGTTACGAAGAACCACGATTGATGCCGGTTTTTCTGCCATCACCGACGATGAAGTGCAGTTCGATGGATCAACCTGGGTGAAAGAAGTGGGCTCCATTTCGCCGGGGGATCCGGGATACGGTGGCGTACTGCTTTCAGGACCAACAGGTTTCCGATTCCGGCGAAGATTTGAAGGTCCAGTAAGACCTGAATGGTTTGGCGCTATACATTACCCGGTTATTTACATGAAGGGAACCAACGAAGCTCCGCTTGGCTATTATGCAGATGCCGCATTCACCATTCCCGTTGTGGATAGTAGTGCGGCTTACAATGCCTGTTTTACCTATGCGAATGCTCTTGCCGGTTCAATTCGTTCGGTAGAAGCACCTTCCGGATTTGCCTTTATTTCAAACGTTCTCATTCCGGAAGCGTTAGACTTTTCTGGGCAAGGGACTGGCCTTCAGTCGGTTCGGCAGTGTACTACATTCGTTCAAAGCTTCGGCACCAATTTGGATGTTTTCAGGGTAATTCCGCACGAATTTGCAGGCCGATACTGGTGGTATGGAAGCATCCGAAAATTCAGTATCAAAGGGGAAAGGACTAATAATTCATCGGGATGGGGAATCGCCTTTCGGGATTCATTGAACAACCCGGTTAAACCGCAAGATACCACTTTGATTTCTGATATTATGATCCGGGGGATGGTGCAAGGCGGTATCGAATTTCCGGACGGCGGATTACCAGTACACTTGCATCGAACCAATTTTCTATGGAATAACGGCCCTGGAATTTTGATTAGCTCTACTGCCAAATCAACCGGATTATTACAACACTTTGACCTTTTCGGAGTATCTGGCGATGGGAATAATGGTGGATTGGTGCGCATTGAAAAGCAGACTGCATCAAGTCTCATTGTCATTAATAATATAAAAAGCGAAAATAGGATCAATCCCTATTACGGTAATGCGAAGATGCAGGACAATACTGTCGTCATCGGTAATTCGGACGGACTTGTCTTGTCGATTGTTGGCGGTCGCCATGATTGTAGTGTCCCTGATGGCTCCCTGTTTAAAAAACCGGGCGATTTTATTTTCCTAGAGAGCGATGCGAACAATAGCCAGATAAGCTGGAACGGCATTTCCATGCGAATACGCGAAACGGATACGGGAACTGATCCACGCATCCTTTATAAAGCGAATGGAACTGTAGCGATATCTTACCAAATGGCGAATGGGAAGTTTCCACAAATCAACGTACAAGGCGGTGATGGCCTGGCGGAAAACTTTGGGGTCGGTGATAAAGGGTTTCAAGCCAAAGGGGAAACGCCATTTTTAGGTTTTTTTGAAACAGATGCTCCCACTGACCGAAAATCATTTATCATCACGCATTCAGGGGGTAATGCACAATTTAGGACGGTTTCTGATGCTGGCGTCTCAACTATCATTTCCGAAATAGTTCGTGGCGGGGCCGCTGGTATTGCCAGCTTGTGGCGTATGGTGTTGAATATTTTCCGGATAACCGATACAACGCCAACGCTGGAGTTTGAAGAAACTGACCAAACCGCCGATAATCAGTTTTGGCAGATTCGCGCAAGTTCCGCTAACCTACAAATAACTCTGAAGGATGCAGCCGGAAGCCTGAAAACAGGCGTGTTTTTCCGGCGGTCGGGAAATACACCAACTGGAATGGTAGTCGGGCAAAAGCTGGTGCTGATTGGCAATTCTGGTGATGGATCGACGGTACCTAGTCTGGTAGCAAATACGTCTACCCAGTCTGTGTCGGGATCATCGGCGTACAAAACGGCTAACTCATCGGCTACGACCATCAATGCTTTAACCGGAGGTGATGTAGGGCAGGTATTAATGATCATTGCTAACGACGACAATACGACACTGAGACATAACCTCGATGGTACGGCTGGAAACATTTGGCTACAGTCGCTTCGTAATTATAAAATGAAGGTGGGTCAGGTAATTTTATTGGAACGAGATACCACTTACTGGCGGGAAGTGGGAGGTTTAAGTCTGTCAGGGTATCAAAACGGAACCGCAGCTCCAAGCCTTAACGCGGTACTGATTGGCGAAGAATTTTACGATTCAACGAATAAAACATTCTGGAAGGCCATCGATGTCGGAAATGGATCTGCTGACTGGAAACAAATCACGAATTAAATATGAAAGCTAATAAAATAACCGTTCGTTCGATCGACGAACAAAACGGGATCGTCGTTCTGGTTCCCAGAAAAGGTGTGGTTGTCAAGGATAATCATACCCAAAAAATCGCCCTCAATGGCCGGGTGTATAAAGGACATTTTAAGGATGGGCAATGCTGGATTCGTACGGGCAGCGCCTTTCCTGAAACCTATAGCCTCTCGTACTGATGATCACAGCAAACATAACTGAAGGTGCATTTGCCGATTCGGAAACGGTTGTCGTCTCTTGTGTCGATACAGACGGGACGATTATTGTTCTGTTTCGGGGCTATGAAATGTTAGGGTCTGGTGTAATCGCGTCAGGCACTTGCTCTATTTCCGTTTCGCCGTTGGCGGAAGGAGATATTTTAGTCGCATATGTTCTTGAGCAAGGCAATCGTGCGGGCATACCGGTTGTAGTTGCCGCTTCGTCAATTACAGTAAGTGGTTGGAAGACTCCGACGGAATTGAACGTCAAGATGCCCGATGGGTCCCTGTTGTCTTTTCCAGCCCAATTATTCGAAGAAACCTACGGTTACTTGCCAGCTTCGATTTACGACCCGGAAGGAACCAAAGCGATCGTCTATCCAGAGTATGAGTCGCCAGCAGTAGGTGGTATCCAGTTCGATCTGACGGTTATAGAGAAATTCAACCAGACTCTCTTGTACGTGAGGAACGTACGGGGAATCAAGGGCAATGTGCTTGTTCGCTTTGATGGCGGCTCCTGGTCAGGGACAATCTCCAAAACCGTAACGGCCAACGCGACGGTAGTGATTGACGTGCGGGGCGATGACGATACTGAATTCGCTACCCGGTCAGAATCAATTGTCGTAGCCAGCGAACCGGTGACCGCCTTCGTACTAAGCCGACACATTGACTACGGCAACGACTCGCTCAACCTCATAAACGGCAACAACGACTCGGTTGAATTCCGGCTGGAACCCTTCGACATGACCTGGCGACCCGGCATCATCTATCAAGCTGGAGAAACGCGCCGGATCTACCTGTCGGTTCCGAATGGTAATTACATCGGATGGGTGCGGTTCCCGGGCGATACCAATCCGGCAAACTGGGGCAAACTGGAGATCACCAAGGGCTAGGTATTAGCGCGTTTTAAGCGGGTGTCAGTAAATTGATAATCAGGAAACTAAGCCCTGATTGAGCAGTTTACTGACACCCGCTTCTTTTTCCCTTGCCCCCGTAAGTACAATTTCGTACAAATTCTGATACGTAACGAACTTGTACTTCCGACAATGGGACAACTCAAAGATTTTTTAAGCACCACGCAGAGCGCCGACGCTCAAAAATTGCGCGTTCCGGTGGGCACGAAGCGGCTGCCCAAAGCCGCCTTTATTGCTCTGGCGCTCGTACCAAAAAACACCTTGCCTGAATTCGGGGAGCAGTACACGCCCATCGGTGGCTCTGCAACCACTCTGACCCACCTCAACATCGTTTCTGCCCTTTTGAACCTGGTCCTCAACGGCCGGGGGTATTTCTTTGGCAACGGTGTCGTCAACGGCAAGCGGGGTAAGCCGAAGGAAATGACGGAATCCGCGTTGTACGGTACCCGCACGAAGGCCCGGCCAACCGGCGAGCTGGAAGAGATGTGCGAATTCAAGTTCAAGCAGTTTTACATGAACAAAGAGTTCTTCAACGAACTGCGCGCCAATTCCACGGAGTACGATTACTACATGTTCACCGACAAATCGGTCGAGGTGGTTCGCTATGACATCGACGAGCCGACGATCGACGGGGTAGGTGACGATGTGACGGGCAACATTGCAGATGAAATTGCGGGTGGCTTTAACATCACGTATTCCCGCGATGGCCAGATCATTCCGGTATTCGGCGAGTTTGAAAAAGAGGTCGCGGTATCGAAAGCCTCCTTCACCTTTGACACCGTGACTGCCACGACGCTGGTTTCAACCCTGGGCGGCAAAGTCTTCACCATGACGGCCGGAGCGGGCGGTTCGCTGGCATTCGCCGTCAACGAAGACGTCGAAGCGGGCGTTCTGGCTTTCTCCATTTTCACGTCCACCGGTGAGGCAATCCCGGGCGGTCAGCCGGTAACCATCAGCTCCGCGACTGGACTGGTGACGGTAGGCAACGGCATGACGGCCGGTACCTACAAGTACAAAGTAGCCGTCGAAAACGCCACCGGTGTGTTCGGCGAGCGTGAATTCTCCATCAAAGTAAACCCGGCATAATCCTTCAGGAATGCTATCGATCGCACAAATAACGCCGTATTTATCACTGGGAGCCGATCAGGCTCCCAGTGATAAATTGCGGCATGCCTTTTATTCAGAAAGTATCCTCCTGCGGGCGCATCTGGAGAAGGTTTTCGATAAAAAGTACCCGGATTATTTGGACATAAACCGTCCAAAAGAAAAGAAAGAATACAAGGATTATCGGAAGAAAATATACAAAAACCCTTTCAAGGGGCTGAAAACCCGCGTCATCAAGACGCTGGATTACATCCAGCAGGCGGATGATTTCGAGGTGGCCTGGAAGTCGCTGGAAAATGTCACCGAGTCGCTTCAGTCGTATGCGACCGATTCTAAATTCTCGGTCGACGGCTCGTTTCAGAACTGGTTTTTCGAGCGGGTACGTCCGCGATACGTCAACGATCCAAACTCGGTGATGGTCGTTCTGCCCGGTCAGCAGCCTGCATCGGAAACGGAGTATGTGAAACCCCAGGCGTTTCTGATTGGCTGCGACAAGGTGTATGCGCACCGGAAGGCCACGTTTGCCGTTTTGGAATCGCCGGAAACGACGATCATGGCGGATGGAAAAAAGGGAAAGATTTTCTTTTTCCTTGATCACGACAGCTACACCATTGCCCGGCAGATTGCCAACCAGCCGACGGAAAAAGGTCAGGTTGCTATCAACTGGGAAATTCTGGGAGTGGCCAGCGAAATCGTTCTGGATCCGGAAGGAAAAGAAGTGGTCGTTCAGACCTTCAGACCTCCGTTGCACAACTGCCCGAAAATGCCTGCCGTCAAAATCGGCAAGGAGCTGGTGAAATCCAACGATGCCGGTGAGGAGCTGTACGAGTCGATTCTTACCGATGCGCTGCCGTTCATCGAACTGGCACAAGGGACCCAGAACGACATTCAGGTCGAACTGAATTTCCACGTCAGCAGCGAGGAGTGGCGGTATGCGTCGAAGCGGTGCCCGGATGCGGATTCGTCCGATCCGAACAACCGGTGTATCGACGGCAACAAAACGGTTCGCAGCGAAGACGGAACCGCCGTGATCGGCTTTAAAACCTGCGAAAAATGCAAGGGTACAGGGTCTGGTGTTTCGGGGTCTGGCTTGGGTTACATTCTGGTAACGCCGGATACGAAAACCAGCTTCGGAGACTCCGAGAAGTCAAGCAACATGCCCATTCCGCCGGGCGGCTTTATCCCGCGCTCGATCGAGCCGCTGGTCAAGCTGGTGGAGGAATACAAACGCTACAAAGAGGAGGCTTATCAGGAAATCAACATGCAGTTCCTGATGAAAACGCCGTACGATGAGTCGGGGGTTTCCAAGCGGTTCGACCGGGAGGAGCTATACCGGGAACTCAACACCCAGGCCGCTCACCTCTGCGATTTGCTGGCGATCGGTTTTGCTTTCATTGCCTATCTGCGCCACAAAGAAAAAGCGGTTGACCAAATCCCGGCCGTATTGGTACCGGTGCGGTTCAATCTGGAAAATGCCGAGCTGACCCGCGAGGAGCTGGTAGAAGCGGTTGACAAGGATTTCGATTCGAACCTCCGCGCTCCGCTGGAAAAGAAACTCATCGCTTACCAGACCGGCGAAGATTCGGACTACTTCAAAAAGTACGAACTCCGCGAGCTTCTCAATCCCTATCCGGGCAAATCGCCGGAAGAGCTGCTTTTTATGGCCGCATCCGCCCGGACGCTGATTGCGCCGAACAGTCCGCAAATGCAGGCGATGCTCGAACGGGTGTGGTTTGCTATCAATTTCGACGGACTGGTAAACGACTGTTTGCGGTCAGACAAAGGTTTCTGGGATTTATCCATTGAACAGAAGTACGAAAAACTACTGGCTGAGAATAAGAAACTCATCGGGGATCTGGCTAATCCGATGATCGGTCCGGATGGGAAACCCGTCGTTGGGCCGGTTCAGTTGGCTCCGCCGGTTGATATCACCAATTACTCGCAAACCTGATGGAGGAACTGGAGGATATCATCGATCTGAACAACAACATGGCCGTTTGGGATGCGGAGTTTCTGACGGCACTGGCGGCCGTCAATGGTCAGGTACTGGATTCGCTGAATGGTCTGATCGACCGGCTGAGCTTCAACGGAAAGGCAACCACACCGGCCGAAATGCGCGCCAACATGCGCGAGGTGACGATGTGGCGGGCAAATATCATTGACCTGGTGAATCAATCAGGAATGCGGGATGCGGTACGGGTTCTGGTGAACCGCATGGGTCAGGGCACGGCCCGTCTCAATACGTACTTCGAAAAGATCGATGCGTCGTTTTCACCCGAACCGTACCGCATGCTGCTGGAGAATCTGACGACTCAAACCGTCTCACTGCTGACCGGCTCGGTTGTCGATTCGGTGTATGGCCGTCAGCTGGGAGATGTGCTGGACTGGCACGTGCTGACCAAGTCGACCGGTGCCGAGGTTCGATCGGTTTTGAGGGAGAAGCTGACGGAAGGTTCGATCCTTTCCAAAGACTTACACCGGGTTGCCAGCGACGCACTGTATACCTACAGTCGCGGCTACACGATGGCAGTAGCTGAGGGCCTTGGACTAAAGCACTTCTTTTTCATGGGAACGGCTATTACCACGACACGCAAGTTTTGCAACGAGCGTATCGGGAAAGCCTTTTCGCAAAAAGAAGTAGAAGCCTGGGCCGATCTGACCTGGTCAGGGAAAAATGAGGCTACGACCAAAACGACGATATTCTGGTATTGCGGGGGCTACAATTGCCGCCACCGCTTACTGCCGATTTCTAAATCAATGTTCAACCAATTTCAAAACCAAAACTGATGTCAAAATCCATTGAAGAGCTAAAGCCCAGTGACCGGGTAATGATTCGGCTGGGTGAAAAATCACACTTTGACCCCACTACAGGTGAAAAAGTCGTCGTGGAAAAGGCCAAAGAAATCGATGTGCCCTACTCGTATTTTCTGGAAGTGACCAAACACGATTCAGATTACAATGCGAAAAATGACTACTCCAAACCCCTGGGACGTACTGTAAAGCTGATTGGCACCGCCGAGTTTGAAGGGGTAGTAACAGAGTTCGGGGAAAAAGTCGATGTCGCCAACACCGTTCCTTTGGACAAAACCAAGAAGAAAGGAAAAGGGAAAGGTAAGGAAGAAGGTGCCGGTGATGGCGATTCAGACGAAGATCCTGAAGAATAAGATTTAATCGTTTTGGCGGTTTCAAAAAACCGTCCGTGACGGCGATCCGTCGACCTGGCTGAAAGGCAAACCACTTTTAAACTGGCCGTAAGGCAAATCGTGAAATGCAATTAAAAGAACTCTTTAAAAAACTGGCGACCCGAGCGGGCGTAAACGCAACGGAAGCAAAACTGACTGCAGCGATCGACGCTCTACCCGAACTGGATGTTGATGATGACCTGGTTGCAAAGCCACTCATCGACAAACTTATTACAGAGGAGGAAGCAGGAAATCGCCCCACGTTGAAAAAGAAATTTGCTGCTGAAGCCTTAAATGGAGCCGATGCCATAATTGATCCAATTTTGGCAGAACTCTTCACGCCGGAAGAAATCGAAGCCTTGAAAAAAGAGGAAAAGGCAACGATGAAGAAAATCGGCAAGCTCGCTACCAAAGCGAAAGAGTTGAAAACGGCCGGCGGAAATCCAACCGATACCGCCAAGGCTATCGCTGACCTGAATACCGAAATCACCAAGTTGAAAACCGAAAAGGAATCGGAAGTCAACACGCTGAAAAAGCTGCATGAAGAGGAACGGTACTTTGATCGGCTGGCCAGCAAAGTGATCCGTCGTAGCGATGTAGTCGACTACGCCAAGGCGAAAGAAGGTGTTCGGGTTGTGGCTGATTTCAAAGACACATTGAACACCGTTGGCGGGATTCTGGACATCACGACCGGGAAAATCATGCAAAAGGCAGATCCATCGATGGAATTATACATTGATAACAAAGCCGTTACCGCTGATTTGCTGCTTGAAAAAACGCTGACGGAAAACGAGTACCTCAAAAAGTCAGAAGGCCCGGGACCTGCCGGATCCATCACCGTTCCCGGTGGCGGAAACGAAGGCCAGATGACGGAAGCGCAAAAGCGAAACGCTGAGCGATTTAAACAACAATAACACCCGGGCGGAACCGGGAGCTAGATTCCGTACCGCAGCCTGTCGGACACAGGCAATCGTAACTTGTAAACCTTAAAATGGCATCAGGCTTAAACATTGCAGCGGCTCGAATTGCGACGGCCGCAATCAATCACACGCTGGGAAACCGTAAAAAGTTCTCTCCGTTGGGCGCTGTTCAGGCGGCCCGCTCTCCCCAATTATCGGAGCTCATCAAAGAAATGAATCCGAAAAACGCCAAGAATGACAACCGCTTGTCGATCATTCAGGGGCAATCCACTCCCCAGGCGAGGGTGACGTTGAACTACCGGCCGCAACACGAAGCGACGGTGAAAACCTCGCGGACGGTTGCCAACGGCTCCAACCCGGTAGGGGCTACGGCTTTAAACGTTGATTACAACACGCACCGCGAGTTGGACTTGACGTACCGCACGGTTGATTTGATGGCGTTGGAGAAAGAAGCAGAAACGTACCTGCAGAAACTCAACGCCGGACAGCTGACGGTGAACCTGCCGGGCTTCCAATTGCTCAGCGACATGGGTGACCAGATTATGCGGAAATCAGACAGCGTTCTGGTGAATGTTAACACCTCGGTCCTGACCGCCATTATTTCTGCTGTCGGTGGCAACCTGTTGCTGGGAACTTCAAGCAATACGGCGGTACAGAACATTCAGGCATTCAATTCGGACGGCTCAGTCAATCCGAATGTGATGGACTGGTTCAACAACATGCGGACGGTTCACCAGTTCGAAGGTCGTCCGATTGTCATCGGTGGTCTGAAAGCCCTGACGTATTTCAGCCGGAAGAAAATCGTCTCTCCAGCTGCCATCGGTTACGATTTCGCCAAAGTGTTCGCGGAACTGGATGTAGAATTCTACTACGATCCGCTGGTCGATACCCTGTCGGGGCAAGATCACATCATTGTGATCGATCCGGGTGCTTTCTGCATGGAAACGATCGCCGAACACGAAGATGTAATCATGCAGCAGAAGGTGGCAAACACCACCTACGGTTCGGCGACAATCTCGGTTGCCCAAACCGATGCACCAACGTTTTCACTGGATATGGATATCCGGGTGAAAGAAGAGGATCTGGCCTATCCGCAGTGGACAATCACCCCGTCCATCCATTTCGGCACGTTTGCACGGCCCGCCGGATACCACAAAAATTACGATGGATGGGAAACCGTCACCGGAGTTTTCCGCGCCAAACTAATCTAATCACCTTCATTTTCAGCTACCAGATATAAGGTGTCTGGTAGCTGAAAATAGGGTATCAACTCCATTTTTTAAACCTGCTTTTTCATGGCTTGGGTCATCACTAAATTAGGTAAAACCATCAAAGCCGTTGACGGCTCGGATGTTCGGGTTTTTACGAACCCGGTATTTCTTCTTTTTGCCGCAGCGGTTTTTCCGACGGTGCCGGTTCCCTGCGTAGAAATCAGCCAGGGTGGTAAATCTCTGCAACTGACCGGGGCATCGATCACCACGATTGACGGCGCGGCTCCAGCTGGTTCACTGGCGGGGATTCTCGATCAGCTACTGGTGACGCCTGCTGGCAACACCTCAGCGCAGACGGCGGCAACAGGTACGAACTACACGACTTTTGCTTCGCAGGTCTGTAGCCAGTTGACGCTGTTCAACAACACCGCTGCAGCCATCGATGTCCAGCAGGGCGGGGCAGGAGCTGCGGTTTCGGTACCAGTCGGCGCTTCGTTCACGTTCGTGGGCATTACCAACGCCAACCAGCTGGGCGTTCGGCGGACCGACACGAGCAACACGCAGGTCACCGTCGGCGCCCGCTGGCAGGCCTAAGCTTTCCGACTAATTCACCCATTCATCACCAGTAGCCGGCGCGGTGTCGGCTACTCTTTTCAAACTTCTCATGGATTCGCAATTAACCCAATCGGCTACGTCTTTGACAGAAGAAGCCGCAAAAACCATTTTTGAAGGCCTGACAAACGAAGGCTTTACGGCTGGCGACAAAATTGAAATTGTTCGGGCGGTCGGTGCGCTGATCCGCACGGATCTGGACAACCAAATCGCGGCTCTCACCAAAATCCGATCCTCCATCTAATGGATTTGAAGTTTAAAAAACCGGCGAACGCTCCGCAGCTGAGCGACGCCCCGGAGGTCGAAATGCCTTCGCATGAACCGGAAGACAATCCCGAAAAGTGGTATCACCGGTTTTACAGCCTGCGGGTCCTTATGGGACTGGCCATTGCTTTTCTGGCGTTCTGGGTGCTGGCCGACTGGACTGGATGGACGGCGGCCCGGATGCGGCCCGGTCAGATCGTCTACAGCAACGAGATGGTTCAGCTCTGGACTGCGGCTTACCGGCTGGTTTTTGTCATTTCTGTGGCGGTGGCAATCATCCGCTTAACGATACCGATTTTAACGGAGTACTGGCGACAGGATGCTTCTACGGCGATCGATGCAACTACGGATTTTAAAAAGCTCACCCCTCAACAACGATTATGGTTTTCGTTCGCTGTCTTACTTGCCTTCTGTTACTTATTTGTACAGTTGCTTCTGGTCAAACTGCCCGAATCGCTGAGCGTCGGGCCGTAATTGGTGCGGCCACCAAATACGTCGGGATCCGGGAAACCGGCAACAACCGGGGTAAACCGGCTTCGCTGTTCATGACGCCCTACGGCTACCCGCCGGGCACCGCCTGGTGCGCGCTGTTTGTCCACCACGTTTTTACCATTGCCGGAGTTTCACATGGCGTGAAAGGTGCTGCTCTGGCCGCGAACTGGTCAGTCCCGGCTGCCGTCATCGTCAACCGGGCAGGAAAGCTCACCGGTTCGAAAGTGCCGGTAGCGGGTGACCTGGTGCTGTTTCGGTTTCAGGGCAAGCGCATCGATCACATCGAATTGATTGTCCGCTGGTCAATCGACGAGGATGAAACCTACTTCTTTTCCATCGGTGGCAATACCTCCAATCCATCGAACCCCAAACAGGAGGGAGTTTATATTAAAAAGCGATCGAAAAGGGAAGCCTACATGGTGGTGAACCGGATCGATCTGTAGTGATTTTTTAACCGTAACTGTACTTAATCAAATGAAATTTCTCAAACTCAAAGAGCTGTATTTGCTCGTTCCGCTTTTGGTTCTCATGGCGGCACGGCCGTGGCGATCGGCCAATCAGGTGCTTGGACTCGTTCCGCCCGTCGACTCGGTTTCCTCCGTTGGATTTGATCAGGATAGCGTCCTGATGCAACCGGTGCAAATTGTCTTGCCGCAGTCCGCAGTCGATACGATTTCCACCCGCATTGCCGAGCGGGATTCTCAGAAAGTGGCATTAAAAGACCGGCTACACAGTACCGAAAAGGAAATCGCCAAAACCGAAAAACAGATTCAGGCCAAGGAAAAGGAGCTGAGGAAAAAGCAGGAGAACCTCGTTACCCTGGAGGAAATCTACGACATGGAGGATCGCCAGCGCCAGCGAAAGGACCACGACTTTCCCTAGCTCAAAATAAGCAAACGCGAACGCTGGGCCCAGTGCATTGCCCGGATCCGGTCTGCCGGTTTTCGCTTTCCTGAAACCGCCTGCGGGATATCCTTTCTGGAAACTGGCGGTTGGCAGGAGAAAGACCGGATGACGAGGTACAACAACTGGTTCGCGTTCAAGAAAAACAGTCGGAACCTGCATGCCGACCTCGGGAAAAGCAGCTACTGCATCTACGCAACCGTAGGGCATTCGCTGACTGATTACCGCCTTTACGAGCAGATGGTGATCGAAAAGTACGGCATTCGAACAGAATCCGCTTACCGGTCGCACATCGCTACCCACTACGCTTACGACCGGCGCTACGGTCAAAAACTCCAAAAGGCAATCGAGCATACCAAGACTTTATGAATTACCAACCTGAAGACTGTTTTATTGGATCTCCGAAACGGGGCATTCGGCTGCTCGAAGCCGTTACCGTCTGCGTGAACTACGCCGACATTTTAGCTCACACGCTGCCCTCAATGCTGCTGGCGGTCGATCGGCTGGTGGTCGTTACCGATACCAGAGATGAGGCCACAGCGCGGCTTTGTGAGGCTTACGATGTCGAATTCGTCCGGACCGATGCGTTTTACGACGACGGGGCAACGTTCAACAAGGCCCGGGGCATAAACGCAGGCCTTGCCCGGCTGAGTCAAAGCGACTGGGTGTTGCACATCGATTCCGATATCTATCTGCCTCCACGGACCCGGATGATCCTGAACAGCATCTACCTTGATCCGTTCGGTATTCACGGTGTCGACCGGATGAACTGTTTTGGACTTCGCAACTGGATTCGCTACATCTCGGCACCACCGTCGATGCACCAGGGCTATTACCTGGTTCATGCCAACGTGTTTCCCATGGGCAGCCGGGTCTGCCACTACAACGCGGATGGCTATTTCCCGATCGGCTTTTTCCAGCTCTGGAATCCCCGCCGGTCAGGCATCATCCGGTATCCGGAAAACTGGGTAGGGGCTGATCATACCGACGTCGTGTTTTCCAAATCGTTTCCGATCGAGAGCCGACGGCTGATTCCCGACTTCTATGTGATTCACCTGGATTCCCAGAAAGCGGAAATGGGCGTCAACTGGATGGGTCGCAAAACCCGGCCGTTCACCATCGACGAGAAGCCATGTTAACGAAGCTGCTCCCGTTACTGGCGAATGGCATGCCTTTTTTGAAAAAGGCATGCGGCTGGTTTATGACGCCGATCCCGTTTGCGCTGGGCCCCTTGCTGATCCTTTGCTTTTTCTCGCTGCGGTCGTGTCAGAAAAACCGGAACTGTGAAATGCGGAGTGTTCAGATTTCCGACACGCTGGCCATGGCGCTGGCGGATGTTCGGCGGCTCCGGGAAGACACTGCAGTGTACCGAAAAAAGGAAAGGGCATATCAATTCAAATTCGATTCAACCAATAAGGCACATGAGAACTATCGTCTTTGGCTCGCTACTCTCAGCGATGCTGCACTTCAGCGCGAGGTCGATCGCGTATTCAACCGACCGGCGGGCCGATAGCAGCCGGGTTATCAATGTCGAGACAGAGCTGATACAGCCGAAGGCCCCGCCTGGCTATGTCATCCTGACGGCACAGGGAGCCATGCAGGCCCTGCTCGATCATCGCCGGGTCATCGATCTGGAAGTACGGCTGAAGGATTTATCCGAGCTGATGGAGGTAAAAGACATTCACATCGCCCGGCAGGAGCGGGTGATCACCGAGCTGTCGACCCAGGCCAAATCGATGCGGGATCAATTGGTAACGCAGCCCGCTGCGGTGGCGCGGAGTGATACCGACAGGCGGAAACTGATCTGGAGCAAAATTGAGAACTGGGGGTGGCGGGGACTGGCTGCCTTTACCATGTACAAAATACTAAGCCGCTAATGGCTGAGGGTCCGATTTGGGTTAATCGGTTTAGGTTAAAAAGGGAAACCCCGGCTGCGATGCGGCCGGGGTTTTTGTTTAATAAATATCGGAAATCTTTTCTGTTAACTTTGGTGGATCTGAAAAAAGTAAATCTTCAAAAAGATAATCCAATTTGTTGTCATCAATAAATGTCTCAATATCATACTTTAAAATTTTTCTAAAGATTTTCCTGATTATTTCGTCAAGCTTCTGAGATAGTTGAATTTGGGTTTCTGGTAGTCTGTCCTTTTTATCAAGTTGTTGTCCATGTACATATTTTGAACGAATATTATATACTCGTTTTATCAATCTATAGATTTCCTTCTTGTCTGATTTGTTAATTCCTATATAATTGGCGGTGTTTTGGGAAATTGTATGCGATATTTCACTCCCTCCTTTTGTTGAGAATAAACATTCTAAAATAATTATATAGTTTGCGATCTTATCTGAGACAATTATGCTATTACGTGCATTGCCTAACAATTGATAAGCCCTTTGTATTCTGTTATGACTATTAAGGCTACTAATTGCCTCAATTGAAGAATTCTCTATTAATCCATTGGGAGGCTTAAATGGTTGGTTTATTAAAAATAAATTATCAAGATAGTTATAATACTCTAAGGCTTCATTTAACTCGGCCAAAGAGAAAAAAGTGTCAGAAAATTCTCCTGCTGAGTTTTTGTATCTCAATTCAATATCCCTTTCGGAAAATCTTTCATCTGAACAAAATGCTATAACAGTATTACAAGAACAGCTATTGTCTTTAACGAACCATAAACAACTTAAGAATTGAGTAATAGTTCTTAAACTACTTTCTGTTTGAATTCTTACACTGTCAAAATCTACGGTTTCATATATCCAATAAAAAAAGGGATTGTCTTCAAGCTCAACATTTTTTCTAATACCCATTACTAACGCAATATAGTCTGGGTCAAGGATTTCAGTAAGTATAGGGTGACCAATGCTGTAAAGTCCGTATTGAAAAAATGGGAAGTGAATGTCTTTACTTGGCTCTCCAAACTTTAAATAAAAAGTGCTGGAAATTTCTATTGCGTGCATATATAGTGACGTGAATGTATACCTGTTGGTAAATATACTACTACGTTTGTATTCAGATGAAATGGTTTTTAATGAATAGTTGAAAAGGCTAAATGAGGAAGGTTTACCCGTAAATGGATAAGTCCTCGAATTTCTCATTCATCACACCTTCGATCGCCGGATACTTTTTCAACAACCCAACCACGGCCGTAAAGCGAAACTTCGTAGCCTGGTGACTGGCGACATCGTCCAGATAAAAATAGGGCGTCTGGTCGTACACCCAGATTTCCCCTTCGCCCGTCTGGGTTAATTCCCGTTTGGTTTTTGGAAGATTTATTGATCCGGAAGCGAGAACTCTTCCACTGTCATCCAGTAGTTCCATTCTCAGCACCAAAGCGCCGAGGGTATTGCGGTCAGACCACTGGAAGAAATACCGGTGAATGGGTAGTCCGTCTTCCACTATCTTTTTGGTGACCATTGATGTTACGGTAATGGGGTGCATGGAGCGAAGGTATTGATTTTGAGCGAATGGCAACAGATTCGGTTTTCAATACATTAAATTTGATTGTGAAAAATGCAAGTTACGGTGGGTACAGAATCCCTGCACCATCAAATGAGTGCTGGGATTTTTAATGTCGAAACCCATTGAGGGCATGTACAACAATGCCAAAGGGACGATTGATTACTCCGCCACCTACAATGATGTTAGCTTCACCTTCTGGACCTATCGCAATTTTTCTTTCATCAATTTTTATTGGAATACCTTTGAAATAGCTATTTCCTGTTATGCAAATTGACTTGCCATTTTCCCATATTCTTAAATAATGATCTGTATCTGCACGATCAATTATCCTAATTTCTCCTGGCCGACTCGTTAATATTCTAAATGAACTTGGTGCCCAATATCTATTTCTGGACATCCAAAATATTAAGTCTCCCTTTTTATTGTAAAATCTCACACTAAGGAATAATCTGCCATTTTCAATTCTAAGAGATATCATAGGTTCATCAAGCACAATTAAAGCATCTTGGACATTCAAGAAAGATGATCCACCTATTCGAATCAAATGGTTTTCGGTATTAGTTAGGAGTAAGCCTGGGAAACGATCTCCCCTCATATGAGTAGATTTTCTTTTAATTAGTTCGTCTATTGGTATTTCACCTTTATGTACTTGATCGTGACAGTTGGGGCATAATAATATAAGGTTTTCAGGTGTGTGCAACCCTCCTTGAGCATATTCAAAAATATGGTGTTGATGAGTTATAGGTGTTGAATCCCAAGCGCATTCAAAAAAATGCCTTGTACTAACCTCTCGTTGTACTGCTACAGGAATGTACCTACTTTTCTCATTTCTCTTAAAATTAGTTAGGTCGCTGAATCGATTGTTTTTGTTTCCCATTGTTAAATGTATTTGTTAATTATATATTTATTTAATTATTTTTTGAATTTACTAGACTATCAAATGAATTTACTAATAATTATTATAATAGCCTCACTTTCAGCATATTCTTCATTCATTTCTTCATCGGGTCCATTGACAGACAGGAGCGGTGTGAGAAATACAAAAAGACTTACAAAAAACGGAAAATGGGTAGTAGCAATAAATTTTGTACTGGTCACCATCCTTGCCATTCAAAGCTATTTGAATGATCTAGAGATTAAAGAGAAGGACATATTAGCGGAAAAAAAGCAAGGCTTAAGGGATATTATGTTGAAAAATAACTACGATTCCTCTCTGAGGGTTTCAAAAAAACAATCAGATTCTTCACTACTTGTAATGAAAGAAAGGTTTGATTTTGCTGATTCTAGTAAAACTAGAACAGTAGTTGAAGCACTTGGGAAATATAGTTTGAAATTAGATACTACTAATAAAAATATCGCAATTGTAAAAGATTCCGCAAAAACAAGAATTATTACGCCAAACGATCCTATAATAACATTATGTGACAATATTGGTATTGTGCCAAAATCTTTAAATAAAAAAAATCATATTTATGAAATTTCATTTTGTAGCGAAACAGCTAATAGTTCTAGCCTAGAATTAATGAATAGAATTGTAGTTGAGGACTCAACTAATATATTAAGAATAATAGGGAAAATCCCAATTTTAGATGTAGATAACTTGATCATGGGGAAAGGCGTCACTGCAGATTTGCAGATAGATGGATCTAAACCATATGATATCATGTATTTTACTATTGAAGGGGATTATAAAAATTTTGACAAATCTAAAAGTTACTCAATTAGTGAAATTTATTTTTATGATAAAAAGAAGAAAAGATTTGGCTACTTAAAAAATAGATTTAAAAATGATATTCTTAAATTTTTAAATAGCCGCTATGTCCCAAAATTATCGTCAGCAAGATTAGGGTTCGAATAATGATGTTGAGTAAATATTTCAAAGATTCTTCTCGGTCCTATAGTTAATATGTCGCTTTACTTTTCTCTTATCCTTGATAATCAACGGTCATTGCCAAGTTTTTATATTAATGTAGAAATGGAGTCAGCGACGGGAATAAGTCCATCGCCAAACAGCCATTTTTTTTAATAAAGTATCAGGAAACTTTTTGAAATTGTTCAGAATCAATTAGATCAAACAGTGTCGGCACGGTCTTTTTGTATTCGGCTTCCTGACAGTATTCACAGCCGAACCGCCAGTAAGCGGCATTCAATTCAACTCCATACCCACGTCGGTTCATTTTTATGGCAACGTACGGCACGGTCATTAAGCCGCCGAAAGGATCATACACCTGATCTCCTTCGTTGGAATAGCGACCGATCAACCGTTCCACGATATCCAGCTGTAGCGGGCAAACGTGGTTTTCGTTGCGCTTCTGAGTCTGGTTGCTGTTCAGGGTTCGCATCCGGACGATGTCCGTCCAGACGTTGTTGTAATGAGAACCGGGCGCGAAGAGCATGAACGAAGAGGGCATGCGACCGGCTTTTTCCAATTCAGAACCCATGTCGACGTGCTGACGGTAATCGTATACGTTCTTTTTATTCCAATCCCGGTACCAGCGTAGAATCGATTCGACATCCTTGCCGGTCATTTCCTCCGGTTGCAGCATCCGGTCACCCGATGAGCGCCAGAAACCGGATGCCTGAATTTGCCATTCCCGCCGGGGAAGCTGCTCTTTGGTGCGGGTTACCGGAACGTCCGCGTAACTGTTCGAGGTATCGGTTGGCAGCTTTCTGAACAGCAGAACGTACTCATTCTGGCCACAGCCCATTTTGGTGCCGTCCTTGCAAACCTCGGTGTGACCGAGCCGGTACGTCTGGTTGTTTTCCCGCACGACGTCCGTCACCACGACGATACGACCGCAGTAAATCCAGCCGTGTTTTGTAAAGGCCGTCACCGTTTTGTCGCTGAATGGATTAACCGAATACATGCCGTTGCCGGTCATACTGCCAAACTCGATCCGGTCTTTGACGTGGATGCAGGCCAGCCGCCCGGGTTGCGTCACCCGCAGGAGTTCCGGTACCAGATAATCCATTTGTTTGAAAAACGCTTCATCACCGGCATTGTGTCCGAAATCCTCATAAGCCGGGCTGTATTCGTATTGGTCGCTGAACGGAATCGACGTGACGACCAAACCGACGCTGTTGGTTTTCATTCGCTTGGTTTCCTTCACCGTATCGTTCCGCACGGCCGTGTACAGAATCCCTTTTTTCTCCAGACGTTCCACACCCAGGCTCCGCTTGATTTCAAACTCCATCGCGTTATTGACCAGCCCGTATTTTTTAATAATGTCCTGCATGGTGCGAACCAGGTGGCGGTGCAGGTCCCATTTGGCCAGTACCTGACGCATGATCTGATCTTCCGACTCGGTGTAGATGATATGCACCTCGACCGTGTGTTTCTGCTGGAAACGCTGGGTCCGGTGAATCGCCTGAATGAAATCGTTGAATTCGTAATTAATGCCCAGGAAGATATTGGCGTGACAATGGCGCTGAAAATTGCAGCCACTCCCGGCAATTTCGGGTTTGGTCGCCAGGATCCGGTGTTCCCCACGGCTAAAGGCCTGAATCAGCTCTTCGCGTTTTTCCAGATCCTGCGAACCGAAGGCCGTTACCGCATCGGGAAGAGCCGATTCGATTTCCTTCCGCTCATCTTCGAGGTGGTGCCAGAGCAACCAGTGTTTTTCCGGATCGTCGGCTTTGATGATGCCCACCGCTTTGGCAATCCGGTCGAGGAGTGATAACCGCTTTTCTCTGGCCGCATCTTTCAGGCTCAGAGCCGCATCGCGAAACAATTTGCCCTGACCCCAGCTATCATATCCGGCCACGGAATGATCGACCGGGATCCGGTGAAATACCACTTTTAGTTCCGGCAGATCGTACCCGGTATCATCATAACCCAAATCGGACGGCTTGGAGAGAAACAGTGCCCAGGACGATACCCACAGCCAGAATTCCCGTTCCTTGTGCGGATATAGCGTCAAATCACCCGCTTTCTCACTGTTGCGCTGGAAATACCGCGTGAGTGCCTGCCCGGTATCCATCACGCCTAAAAAACCGGCATAGTGAATCAGTTCTTTGGTCCGGTTCGGCGAGGGCGTAGCGGTGAAGACAAACCGGTGGGGGATGCACTCCAGTACGTCCAGAAACGTCTGGTAGGTCTTCGATCCGAACGACCGCAGTACAGACGCTTCGTCCAGACACACGCAGGAGAAAACCGAGAAGTCGGCAATCTGGCCCTCGCGAACCCGCTCGTAATTGGTGATCATGAACGGTGTTTCGCATTCGATCACCTCCTGATCCGTGCGAACGTACTGAACATCCATTCCCATCGCCGGGCCGTCATTTTCCGTGAACTCCTGACGGACGCCCAGCGGAGCGATGAACAACGTCTTGCCGCCCTTCACCCGGTAAATCTGACGGCCGATCTCCAGCTGGTCGCGGGTTTTACCCAGGCCGAAGGATTTGAAGATCGCCCGGCAGCCACCGGCCAGTGCCCACTTGACCGTATCGCGCTGGTGTGGAAACAGGCTTTCGTGCAGGTCGGAATCGGCCACCTCGAACCCTGAAACGGGAGACTCAAGTATTTTCTTTTCAATGAAGGCGTCGTAATCCAGTTCGAGCGTTTCGTTATTTTCCATCAGAATAATTTCGTTTGTTCGCCTTTTGATAGGTTACGAATGCGAATCAGCCTTGCTAAAACCGACTCCATTCGTTCCATTTGCAGTTTTGCCGTTTCCGGCTTAAGTGTTGGGCTGGGCCCTGAAGTCCATTTCGGGTAAACAGACCTGCGCATTTTCAATTCTCGCTCGATCTCGTGGATTTCATCGTCGATCGTTACCTCTTTCGCTGCCATACCTGATTGTTATTTTTGAGTTGGTTTCAGTCGCTTACCGGGTGCAAGCACCTCGACCTGTTCGCCTATGAACCGCTTTTGGGCAACTTCCTGCGCGGTGGCAAACCGGAACCGGTGCCCTTTCGCCACCTTGACTTTTCCGTTGCAGGCGTAGCCGATCATGGCGGTGGATATGCCCAGATCATTACGGGCATGCATGGCTGATTTGTAGAACTTCCCGTTGCTGAGGCACACCAGCGGTTTTACTTTGCCCCGGTTGCGAGTCGGCTTTTCCTCCGCAGGCACCGCAAGCGGCTCTGCAACCGGCTCCGATTCAGAAGCCCAGAAGTCCTGCTCAAAATCGCCGGGTTTGATGCCCGGGCCGATCAGCTTTTGTCCCATGCGGCCGTACTTCTGGATTTTCTCAGCAAGCCGCTTTTTTTCGAAAAAGATGTAGGTACCGGGCTTGACATCCGGTCCGGTGACCAGGTACCGTTTCTTCCCGGTAAGGGACGGAATGGCGACGTTTTCACCGGCGGGCTTGAATCCCCATCCGGAGGAGCCGACTGTTTGTGTGGCAGGTTTTCTCATGAGATCAGGCGGCTTCGGGTTTTTGATACAGGAACACTTCAAGGATGTTCGACTTTTTGACGTCTATGATTTCGTAGGGAATGAGCGTTGTTTTCAACCCTTCGTTGACGCGTTCGTGAGCATTGGCGACGTCGGTTGCGCTGACCAGAATGTTAATTGGAATTCGCTTTTCTTTACCCTTATCGTTTTCGGTAATGTACACGACGTTGCAGAGGTATTTATCATCGATCGATTCGTCCAAAAACATGTCGTGGACTTTAAACGGATCCATCCGTTTGATGGAAAAATCGTTGTGGAGCAATTCCATTTCCCGGTAGAGTATGGCTTCGCCTTCGGTCCAACTGACTGCATCGACCAGATAGACTTCATTTTTTGTCACGAATTTGCCCTGCTCGTTTTGCTGCTGGAACCGGATTTGTGCTTTTAGGTACATGAGTATTGAGTTTTAAAGTGAAATTCAGAGTAATGCCCAGATGCTCCTGGATGACGGTTTGCACTTCCGCAGCGCATTCGTTGAAGCCTTTCATGTAATGCACCGTCTGGCAGTAGTCGATGGCGCGCATCAAAGTGACCCGCTGAGGCAAATCGACTTTGGTCGGCTTATTGTCTTTTACATCCTGAACCGATGCGTAGTACTGGCCACCGATCTTTTCGTAGCCGAGGTACATTTCGAGGATTTCGTCACGTTCCTGCTCGGTTAATACCTGTTTCCAGATTCCGTCCATAGTTTTGATTAGAGTCCGACGACGTAGCTGCACGCATCGATGATTTCCTGATTATTTGTTTTCAGGCCAGTGAACCGGGTAAATTCAAGCCGGGTCCACTTTTCTTTCCGGGGCATTTCTTCGACGAATCCGAATCCGTGATGCTCCAGAAAGGCTTTGATTGTCAGCCCGACGCCTTCGTTTTGCCCAACCCGCCGGGCCATTTCTTCCCGGACTCGTTTCTCGTAATCCTTTGCCCGAATCGATCCCGGTTCGACGCCTTTCGGCAATTTGACCGTGTGGTAATTCGCTTTCGGGTTCAGATAACCCGCTTCGAGGTGGACGAAAACATGATCTTTCCCGAGGTCAAGCAGCCACGCCTGTAGGTCTACAAAGGGCATTACCTGGGCGACCAGTACTTTTCGATCCTTCCGGGACCACATGCCTACTCCCGATGCTTTGAGATCCGGATCGATGCCGACAGCGTAGGGAAACCGGCGATTCGGCAGTTGATAAAGCGGTTTTTCCATTACGGCTTTTCCGGTTCGGTGTGGTGGCCGGGGCCAATTTGAAAGGCCAAATAGACCAGGTAAGCAGCCAGGCAGATGAGGGCCAGAAACAAGATTTTAGCGATAAGCATGGTTACAGTGATGGGGTTGATTTGAGACTGGAGACGACCACGACGAAATCCGATTCGGGAATCAAGCTGACGAGGTAGTGATTGAGTGCCAGAACTTTTGCATAGGTGAGGACCCGGTTAGAAGCCGTCGGTGTCAGCATGCCGTTGATCAGGCTGGCCAGATCGCGGATCTGCTTGGTGCGTTCTGTTTCGTGCAGGGTTTTGTTTTTGCCCTGGTTGTTGGCGATATCCCAGGTGATTTCGTCGATAGCCCGGTTCCAGAAACCAATTTTCTGCTCCTTGCTCATCTGGATTTTCCCTTTCGAATCGAGCCAGTCGTACAGCGCATTGCCCAGGTCCTGATACTGCCCCCCGTGTTTGACGGTTTCGACGGCGCGTTTGAGCGTGAATTCCATCCACTTCTCCGCTTCGTCCTGATCAGGCTCTTTAGGCGTTGATTCGGGCAAAAGCAGTTGGTCCCGGTAGACGCGCTGCAACTCGACATTGCCTTGCCGAAACCGCAGGTAGGCAGCCATCACGTCGGAGAAGTAATTCGGATCGATGGCCCTGTAAACCTCAATGCCCAGTTTGCGCGAAACCAGCAGCTCATACGCCAGCTTGATTTCTTCGATCGTCCAGGTTGCGTACTGACTCTGAATCCATTTCAAAACCGTCAGTACGGTTTTCAGGTGTTCAGGCTTGTCCTCCGCCGAAACCTTGATCCCGATCAGGGCGATGATGCCATTCAGCAGGGCATTCAGGTCGTTGACCGTGGCGTCAGCCACTTTCTTGCCCATTCTGCATGTAATCAAGGAGCTCGTCGTCGGTTGTAATTGCAAGTGCTTTAGTTGCTCTTGGACTGCCTGAACGGGCAACTGACTGGCTGTTTGCGCTGTGATAAGTTCGCTGCTCATTGGTAACGGGTTGTTCTTCGATTTTTTTCCTAATCCAGTTGTAGCAATGGCTTTTGGCTTCACCCCAGATCCGGGCTCGCTGGTTCTGGGCGATGGTTTGTTCGGCGAAAAACCGCCCGATCATGCTGATGATTTTTGCGGTATCGTACTCCCCGGCAGCGTCTTTGACGCCCAGCGCCCGAGCGGTTGTTCGCACGAATTCCGAATCGGCCTGAAGGCGGGTTTCGTGTTCGCTTAAAATTTCGGACAACTCATCGGGGGAAGAGGGGGGCCGCGCAACGGGGGTGATAGGGGGCGAAGTGGCCTGTGGGTCTACCGGCAAATTTTCGCCTTCGCGCGTTTTAACATCATCAACAACATCTTCTATTATATTACTATTAAGTACTATACTATTAGGAGCGTTACTAACGCGGTTGTAACGCGTTACATCTTTCGTATCTTGCTTATTTTCACGGTGTTGTGAAACTCGAATCTTCGTATTTTCTCGTTTTTTGTCGAAAGTTTCGAGATAGTTTGTCAGTCTTTTGTTGGAAGTTTCACCATTCGACGATGATATGAGCCCGATTTCTTCCAGAAAACTCCAGCATTTTTCAAGGCGTCTCCCCACTTCAAGCTGACGTTTCAGCACGATGGTTTTAACCGGTTTTTCCTGTGCCGCCAGCTTTTCAAGTACCGTATAGAATAGACCTAGCCCCTCGTAACCGTACCGCATATAGAGTTCGGTTATCTTCTCGTCTTGGAAAGCGTTCGTATCGTGCAGGAAGTATTTCACCGGCTTTTATTTGAATGGTCAGGTATGATGCAGATGGCCAGCACCGCCAGAAACAGGCAACCGGTCCATAGGGGCAATTCGTCGGTACGGTGGGTTCGGTAAGCCTCGATTCGCACCGACAGGCAGACGAGGATCACAAGAATGGTCAGCATGACTAAAAGGGTTTTCATGATCACTGAGCGGGTTTAGGAGTGACTACAGGGATGGGATCGACCGGATCGAAAATGAGAATGCCGGGCTCGGGCTGGTAGATGACGACCGTCGGATGCTCCATAACTTACCGGGTGAAATAGGCCAGCGCAACACAGAAGAGCAGGGCGGCAAGGCCTCCGGCAAGCAGGATCAGGCTGTCCTGTACCCACAGCCGCAGTGACCGCAGACGTTTCAGGATACGCGTTTGCTTTTCCAGTTTCAGGCTATCCCACCAGGTCAGAAAGATGGCCAAGCCGGTGGAGCTGGTGAGTGCGGAGCCGAACAACAGACCGGCAGCTTGAAAGGCGATAGAAGTGGTCATGACTTATGAAGTTGAGTAGTGATGCGTTTGCGTACCTTGTCGACGTGCTGCAGCTCGCCGAGGCTGATGCCGGCCGATTGCCGGATGAACTTCCGGTAGCGGAGTTCTTCGCTGGACATCTCCAGCAGCTTTTCGATGACCTCAGCGTCACGGGCTGATAGTTCCAGAATGACCTTTTTCATCGTGGCTATCAGGCTTTGGCCGGTGGGAAATGGGACAGAAAATACTCCAGCTCATCCGGGAAAATGCGGACTCCCCGATCGACAATCCCGGCCGCAGGCTTGAGGAAGATGTGTTTTTTCCCTCCGTTGATCGGACGGCCTTTGTGAATCCAGTTGTACACCGTATCAGGCGAAAAGCTGGTGAGAAAGGCCACATCCTCCACATCGTACAGCAGCTTCTGGCGAATGGCCGAAAGGCGGGTCAATTGCTTGATTTCAGCCAGCTCTTTGGCGATGTCAGGCGTTTCCATGCGTGGTGTTGGTTTGGGTAATAGCTCCCTAGCGAGTCTGGTTTCCATCTTATTTGACCGTCGTATAAGTAACTTGCTCAAATGTCAAATTAATTTGAACAATATGCAAGTTAATGGTCAAAAAAATATTTGCGAGTTGTTCAAGTTATTCAACCTGGAATTGGACACGGGAGGTATTTAGCAGGAGGATTCGTGCCTATTTTTGGGCATTTTGAAGAACCATTTACTAAAAAATCACAAAGCCATGGCTCCTTTTTTTATTAAAAGCTTAGTGCGCTCATTTTTTTGAACCAATGCGCTTTGTGCATCATGTATTGCATTGATTATCAATAACTCACTACTTGGGGATACAGGCGTTCCAACCGCGAAAGCACGGAGGGTTTCGTGGGAAATTCCTTGGCAATGCTTCATAACCTCAGCCCTGCCGAGGGATTCTAATGCCGCTTGGTAGTAGGAGTAACTCTCTGGGTTACTCTGTACGGGACCTGGGTTTGTTTTTGTTCGCGCCATGTTTGTATATTACTTGAAAGATATTCAAATGAATTATTGACCGTTCACATAGAATGTTAGCAAATATTACAAATTTCTTGCAAACATTTGCAGGTGAACGTCAAAAAAAATAACTACAACCGTGACGTTTGCCGAAAAAATGATTTTAGCTCAGTCTCATTATGATTGGTCTCCAGTGGAGATGGCAGAACAGTTACGGGTTCCTGTTGAGGTTATTCAAGGGTTGGAGTCTGGGAAGATGCTCCCAGATGGGGATTTTATCGAGAGAATATCGCTATTGACCGGCACCAACTCTTCCGACTGGCTCAATAATGAAGTCGATTTGCCCAGATTACCATCATACAATCTTTTTGACCCGCCGACTCTTCATGCAAAAACAGACGAAGAGGCAAAGAGGTATAGGCTGAGAAAGTTAATTAGCCATTTTGACCAAGGGGAGCAGCGGTCATTTGCTGAGCGAATTGGGCTGAGAGAAGACTTTCTGAGTAAAATGCTCTCAGAAAAATCACGTGAAAAGATAACAAACAGGACATTAATTAAAATCGCCAAGCATACAGGAGCTTCTTTTGAGTGGCTTTCTTCAGGCGTTGGACCCTGGCTGAAATCGAATAAAAATTCTCAGGTAAGTGACCATGAAGGTCGAGCATTAAAGCAATATCTAGAAGTAAACAACATAACGTTAGAAGCGGCTGGGGAGGCTATTGGTAAGGTTCGCAGCAATGTTTCCTATTACATCGGAAAGGAGAAGTTGGGAGATAAGGTATGGCAAATGTTATCCGAAAGTCCCTTACAGATCACGCGTGAAAAAGTAATGAACAAACAACAAATCCAGAAAAATGACACCACAAACACCCGTTCAACTATGTATTATCGAAACCAATTATCAGGCTCTGTCATTGACGATCCAAGAAACCATTACCATAAAGCCGAACCTATCCCCTTAGAAGAAACCTATATAGAACTGCCATATTTGCCACAGACCGCCAGAGCGGGTTTGGATGCGGAAAGATATTGGCAGATGCCCCAAGAGACCATACGGGTCAGAGCGTCCGCAATTCCACCAGGAATGGAGAAAAAGGAATGGTGGATTATAAAAATTGACGGCGACTCAATGGAGCCTCAGCTCATTTCAGGTGCAAAGGTTTTAGCATACAGGGTTGAGCACGATTCGTTTCGCTTAATCCGGCCTCAGGTTTTGGCAGTTCAATATGGCGAGGAGGTAGTAGTTAAACGAATCGTAGAGAATCAATATGAAGAGAAGAGAGGCTTTATGCTGCACTCCGATAACCCTCCACCTAATCCGTATTTCGTCAAGGCTGATGACATAAAGCAAATATGGGTAATTGTAAAAATTTATGATGCCCCAGTAAGGTAAGTATTAGTTTAAACTCAACTTGTATATGAAAAACCTATTCAACCACTTTTTTGTCCTTCTTTTTGTATTTTCTCTGGTTGGTTGCGGAAAGGAAGCCGAAAAAGAGGCCGAGATTGATCCTGATTTTACTAAAGGATTAACAGGAAAATACGCAATAACCTCCTATACAGAAGGGAAAACGACATTGACTTTTCCCCAGCCTGGCGCAAATGGAGAGATGCTGGTAGAAAAGATAGACAACACTCACGTTAGTATTTTCCCCACTATCACTGTTGGAACAGTAAGTCTTTTTGAATTCGATAAGGTTTCTGTTGAACTGAAACACGAATCCGGAAATACGTTTGGAATCTACAACAGTGGCACGAAATACGGCACAATATCTCCGACCGCAGTTTTGATTTCTGATACCTCGTTAGATGGTACATTTTTCGAGTTAAAAGGCAAGCGATAGAACCAATCACTTATGGAAATATCTCGCTACATCCGATCGGACCGGGTGGGTTGCAAAATTTCAGACGAACGATCGAAAAGATGAAGATAACCATTACTACTACCTATAATGGCCGTCAATACGATGGCCTTAGGAGCGCAATTAAAGACTCAATCGTCGATCGAATTAACGAACGTGTACAAGCCAAATTGGAGCCTTTTAAATCGGAACTAAGCCAATTTCCAGCCGGAAGCATTACGGTCGATGTGGCCGAAGACCTCAGTAGTTATACCATAAAATACAAGGATTTACCGGACGAATTGGTAGAACGGATTATAAATTCGACACAACCAGATTGACGTTGGATTCGTTGATTTCGCAGACCAGTCGTTTTATAGCTTCAATGTGCTTATCAATTTCTTGCGCCTTCTTCTGAATTAAATCTAATTCAAGAGTGTCGATTTTTACACTTGCGATGCGGGTATTTGCTACTTGCGACATGGTGATTTTCGTTTGAAACGTTCTAAGCAAATATAATCAAACAGTAAACAACAATGGAAATATCTCGCTACATCCGATCGGACCGGGTGGATAAGGAAGGATTTTGCCAAATTCATTTCCGTGTCTGCTGGTCTCAGCGGAAAATCAGGTTCAGCTCCGGACAGGTGGTCAAACCCGACGAGATCATTGAACTGACCGAATCGATCAAAGACCCGCTAACCGGTAGAAAAAAGGAACGCAAAAAGCTCCAGACCAAAAACCGGAAAGTAAATAGGATACTCGATACGTATTCCGATTGCCTTTATGATTATTTCGATGGATTTACCGGCATACCTACCGAGGCCCAGGTACAGGCTGAGGTCGAGCGCATACGGATTGAGGAATTAAATCAGGCTCCAAAACCGGTAAAAGCTCCGGATCCGGAACCTGAGCCAGAACCGGAACAGATTCGTTTTTATACTTTCTGGGATCAATTTATTTCGGAGCACCGGGCGATCAAGTCCCACAACTATATTCGGCATTTCATTCCGGTAAGAGACCACCTAAAAAGGTTCTCTCCAGAGTTGGACTTCCATGATGTAACGACGCAGTTTGCGAACCGATTCATTCAGTATATGATGTCGACCGGCGTCACGGACGATACGGCCTACAATGCGTTAAAAAAGGTCAGAGCGGTCATGAAATACGCCCGGAAGTGCGGACTCAACGTGCCCGGCGATTTTGAAGACTTTCCAACCTACCGGTCGATCGTTCAACGGGAAGCCCTGAAATGGGATGAGGTCATAAAATTACAGGCGGCAGATCTTCCGGATTACCTCGCCAGACAACGGGACGTTTTTCTATTCCAGTGTTTTACTGGTCTCCGCTGGAGCGATCTGCCTCACGCCCGGCCGGGGAACCTCATCGAGATGCAGGGCGAAGACAACGAGGTGGCACCGGTGCTCCGGTTGGTGCAGCAGAAGGGTAGGAGGGAAAACCTTTTGCCGCTTTCGGAGCTGGCCATTGAAATTCTCAATAAGTACAATGGTAAGTTGCCCCTGATCACCAGTCAGAATTATAACGAGTACATCAAGGAAGCTGCTAAAAGAGCGGGATTAAATCGCCGGGTGATCGATACCCAGTACCGAAACGGCCAGCGGTTTGACGAAGAATATTTTTTACATGAATACATTTCTTCCCATACCGGACGTCATACCTTTGCCATGATCAGCCTGGAGCGCAAGATTGACATTACGGATTTAAGCGGACTGATGGGTCACGGCAGCATTGAAACTACGATGATTTACCGAACGCTGCGGGGAGAGGATAAGATAAAAGTGGTTAAAAAGGCCTGGGGTAAAAATGCTATTTGA